TTCGGGCGGCATGGACATTACGACCTGCACGGCTGATTGCAGCGCTATGCGCTCGATGCCCGCCTGGAGGTAGAGCCGCGCCAGGAGCGCGGTGACGGCGGGAACGGTGAGCGCGGCTCCGAGTGCCACGATCGACGCGTTCACCAGCTCCTCATCGCTTGGGCCCGCAGTCTGCTGTGCAGGCGGCGCGGGCTGCTGGACGGGTGCGGCGGGCTGGAACGTCGTGGTGGTCATGCCGGCCTCGGACCCGGCGGGTTGGCTCCGCCCGCGCCGAGGCGGGATGTCTGGTCCGGCGGGGACGGCGGGCCGGATACGCCGGGTGTGCTGCGCAGACCCTCGGGTACCCCTCCCTGCCGCTGCGCGGCCTGGCGGGTGAGGTTCTGCGCCGCGCCGACCAGGCCCTGCACCTGTCCGAAGCCTGCGGCGGCCGAGGGCGGCATGCCGGGCGGAGGCTGGGCCGCCAGTTGCTCGGCGCGCTGCTGCGCGGTCGACACCAACGCGGTGTGCACCTGGTCGATGTCGAGTTGCAGGATGGACGCCATGCGCTCGGTGATCAGGTCGAACACCGGCACGGGGATGTGCAGCACGGGAGCGGCGGCGAGCTGGCCGAACAGGGTGATCAGCGATTGCAGCTGCTCGTCTTGCAGCGGCCCGAACCGCCAGTTCGGGAAGGCCGCGCCCGGCCCGAAGTTCAGCAGCACCAGCGGACGCAGCACATCGTAGGACAGGGATTCGGAGATCTCCTTGGCCACGGCCTGGCGGGACTTGAGGTAGAACGCACTCTGATCCTGGGAGAGCGCGTACGCGCCGCGGCCGGCCGTGGCTCCGCCGACCAGGCCCATGAATCCGGCCAGGACGCTCTGCGTCTGCCAGCCTTCGAGGAACATCATGGCTTCGGAGAAGAACTTGCCGGCGTCGGCGGGCTGCTGGATGACCTCGAACGCCTTCTTGCCGTCGGACGGGTGGACCAGGCCGACCACGCCCGCGCCCTTGAGCTGGGCGATGTCGTCGGCCCGGACGTTGGCTTCGGGTTGGTCGCCGCCGTAGGCGACGATGCGCTGCATCGCCTGGTTCTCCAGGAAGTAGTACCAGAGGAACAGCAGCTTCATCTTGGTCTGGTAGACCCAGTAGCTGACGTCCATCTCCGAGATGCCGCTGAGCGGTTCGCGGTGCTTTCCGTGCGTGTGGATGTAGGAGCGCACCTTCGGGATGTCGACGTATCCGGGGACCTTCTGGTCTTTGGTCAGCATCAGGTTGCCGCCGAACAGCCAGACCTGCTGGCGGAAGCCGTTCGGGACCGCGGTGCGCGAGTTGTAACGGGCCTGGCAGGTGGCGGGCGGGCGGAACGCGATCTTGTCGTAGACGATCCGGCCGTCGGATTCGCGGACCTTCCAGACCTTCTCGAAGAACGCCCGGCGGTATACCTGCGCACTGGTGACCTGGCCGACCAGCTCGTGTGCCGGAGTGGACATGCCGCCGTCGGTGTCCGGAGTCAGCAGCACGCTGCGTGCGAAGTCGGTCTCCCCGCTGTCGCCCTTGGCGGGCTCGATGGAGAAGTCGGCCTCGCGGATCGGCAGGGTCAGCACGGACTCCACCGCAGAGCAGATTCCGTCCCGGCGGAACATCGCCTTCATGTCTCGTGCGGTGTACTCGCCGTAGTCGAAGACGTCGCCTTCGCCGTACCAGGCGAACAGCCGCTGTCCGAGGTCGAACTGCGTGCCGAGCTCCTGGCCGAGCAGCTCGCGCTTCGACTTTGCCTTCAGGTCCGGGAACGCGTAGACGTTGTCTCCGAGTGCCGAACTGCCGTTCGTCTTGGCCACGGCTCTCCCTCCCGGTGATCGCCTGTGTGCAGGGTAACGCCGAGCGGTCAGAACGGCGACGCCCCGTCGCCCCACGAGCGTACGTTGCCGCGCCGGCCGTGCTCGGGCGCGTCGTCGGGATCGCGCGGACCCCACGCGTCCAGATCGCCGAACCCTCCGGCGGTGGCGGCCTCTTGGAGCAGTCTGCGGCGCACAGCCCGAGGCACTGCGACGCGCTCGTCCTCGGGGTCCGGTGCGGCGATCGGATCCCCGCCGCGTTCGCGTTCGAGCGGTACGGCGGCGGCCAGGGCTCCGCCGTCGCGGGACCACTGTGCCACCAGCGCGCGCTGCACCGGTCCGAAGCTCATCTCCAGGAACGGGTGGCACGCCCACACCAGGGAGTCGAGCCGGTCGGGAGAGCGTTCGTTGGCGGCTCCAGTGAAGGTCGCCTGCTGGTCTTCCAGCTCGGTGAATCGCTCAGTATCCAGGCGCCATTCGGTCTTGCCGGTGTCCGGATCGAGTGCCTGGTATTTGGTCGTCTTCTGGCAGTGCTTGACGATGCCACGTTCGTACAAACCGGATATCGGTTCGGCGCGGGTGCGTTTGGCCTCTCCTGCGTGGATCTTCTCCACTTTCACACGCTTCTGGATTACGCCTTCCTTGAGCAAGGCCTTCTGGATCTGCTCGATCAAGTCCATCATCCACTGGCCGCCGTGGTTCTTCTCCACGATGACTGTGGCGTCCAGCTGCGCGGCGCGGATCAGGAACCGACGGGCGAACGGGGCCGGGGCCTCCTGGCCGCCCCATGACTCGATGACGTAGACCTGGTCCCGCATCGGTCCGAGTCCGACGATCGTGTACGCCTGTTCGTCGGACTCCTCTGTGCCGTCGGACGGGTCCACGCCGATTTTGATTGACGTCAGGTATTCGGGGCCGCCATCTTCGCCGACTCCCGGACACTGCGCGGCCTCGATCATCTGGCGTGTCCACAGCGCGTTGGCGACGTCGTCGAGCAGTTCGCCTTCAAGCTCCTGGCGCTCCAGCCGGGTGCCCTTGGCTGCGCCGACCACTGAGCGAAAGAACGATTCGGACAGGTTCTTGATGTTGTCCAGAGTGCGCAGCCGGCGCAGGATCACCGGTCCGTCGCCGAACTCGTCGTCTCCTCGGCTGGCGCGGATCAACCGACGCACCAGCGCGCGGGCGGGACGGGACGCCTTCGGCGTACCGGTGAGGATGATCTTCGAGGAGCCTTTGCGGACGGCGAACCGGATCGACTCTTCCCAGGCGGTCTTCCAGCGCTTCCACAGGCCGACCTCGTCGCCCCAGGCCGCGCGCAGGTTCTTGCCCTGCACGCGCAGCGCGCCGTCGTCGGCCGAGTCGACGTAGATCACGTGTCCGCTGCGTAGGCCGATCTCGCCGTAGCTGCGGTAGGCGTAGTCGACGGTGCGCGACAGGCCGTGCTTGACCTCTCCAGCCGTGGTCCCCAGCGCCGCGAGGATGCCGGACTCACCCTCGACGCATACCGTCCAGGCGTCCCGGTAGGTGGGTGCGATGATGCCGTACTGGCCGGGCGGGTTGAATTCGAGGTCCGCTTCGATCAGCTCTGCCAGGCCGGCGGCGCCGGATCGAGTCTTGCCGCTGCCACGGCCGCCCTGGAAGTAGATGACGCGCCAGTCGCCTTCGGGCAGTCTCTGCTCCGGCCGGGCGTCACGGTGCCAGCGGGCGGTGGCGGACTCGACCACGACTCCGGGGTCGAGCCGCCGTGCCCACTCCTTCAGGATGTTGCCCATAGCGGCAGGTTAGCGCGCTGCCGACGCGTTCAACTGTTGTCCGGGTCCGGGCCTGAGTCCGGCTCCGGCTCCGGCTCCATCTCCGCGACTTCGGGCGGTGGCGGAGGCGGGTACACCTCCTGAAGATACGGCTCGGGCCGGACGACCTTCACCTGGCGCATCGGCGTGAGGTGGTACTCCCACGCCGCTCCCTCCGGATTGCTCTCCAGCCAGCCGACGACCTGGCTTTCGAGGGTGAGCAGACCGACCGGCCACTCACCGCGGTTCTGCACGAGCCAGACGCGGCCGGTCAGCTGCTCGTTGGTCCGCTCCGGCTCGCTGCGCGCGATCTCGCCCTTGAGCGTCGTCACTCGCCGGCGCCGTCGTCGAGACTGATGGAGAGCAGCGGGTGCGTCTCCTGGTCATGCAGGTGCTGGCGCAGGAGGTAGCCCTCCAGCGCCCAGATCTCGGACCGTGCCTTGTCCTTGGCCAGCCTCTTGCCGATCTCGACGTCGAAATTGTCGGGACTGGCCGAGGCGGAGTGCCCGACGACGTGGAAGCCGTTGGCCAGGGTGAGCACGCACACGGTCAGCGACGTGCCGTCGGGCTGCCAGTACCGCTCATCGGCGATCAGCGCGTCGATGCGGTCGGGCGTGACGCGCGGCGCGGTGTGGCCGGTCGACTCGTGGTCGGCCTGGAGCTGTTCATCGGTGTATTGACCCGTCACGGGTGTCTCCTCCTACTGCCATTGTCCGTTGAAGCGCCACCAGTCGGCGGGCGTGACCAGTTCGGTCCTGCTCATCGGCGGCGAGATGAGGCCCAGGTGGGCGTAGGCCCATGACGCCGCGCTGGAGCAGACCACGTGCGCAGGGCGGGCGACGCCGTCGTCCCAGCCCCACCAGTGATCGATCAGCTTGGCCAGTTCGACGGCGTGCAGCGCGACGTTGAAGTCGGCGAGGATGCCGCCCACCCAGTCGTATCGTGTGCCGAGCAGGCCCTCCATCAGCTTGCACACGGCCTGGCGCTGTTGGTCCGTCTTGGGCTGCCCGGTGTTGCCTCGGGCCGCGCGCAGCTGCGCCTTCGTCGAGAAGTACGTGGACATGTCCACCCACCCGACGCCGGACGGCCGTCCTTCGATGCCCCAGCACACGCCGTTCTTGTCCGTGTGGTGGACGACGACGACGTGGTCGACCGGAGCGTGGTGCCCGGTCAGCCATGAGCCGATGATGATCGGGATGCGCCCGAGTCCGGGGGCGTCGACCGCCCAGACGTCGCCGGGGTTGAATCCGAGACCGGTCACAGCGACTCAAGCCATTTCTTGATCTTGTCGATCAGCCATTGGATGCAGCCGGGCGGCGGCGGGTCGGGCGGACTGGGATTCGGAACCGGTCCCGGAGACGGCGGATCCGGGACCGGCGGCACCGGAGCCGGGAACGGCTTGCCGGTGATCTCGGTGTAGTCCGCGGCGAGCTGCGCCAGGTTGACACCCTCCTGGAATTCCCGAGAGCCGAGGTGCTCGGGCCAGATCACGGCCCAGCACTCGCTGACCTGCTTGGTCCAGAAGCGGTCGGTGAACGAGGTCTCCTGCGCCCAGGTGATGAACTTCTCGTCTCCGCCGAGCTGCGGCGAGCTGCCGCCTGGTGCGGTGCCGTACCCGCCGACCAGCACCGAGTGGCCGCCGACGTCGGGGGAGCCGGAGACGTAGTCCCACTTCTGCCCGGCGTCGAACTGCTGCTCGTTGGCCTCCAGCACGTCGAAGCCGACCCACACCGCGCCGAAGATGGCGATGGCGGCCTTGACCTCGGCCGGGTTGGTGTGGTCGACGGCGGCGAAGCCAACCGCCTTGACACCGTCCGGGCCGCCGGTCTTGACCAGGTATTCGAGCAGCGTCTGGATGTCCATGCCGTCGTCGGCGCCGTTCGGGTTCTGCGTGGCGTAGACCTGCAAGACCTGGGCGATCGGCGGATAGAACTCGGTGCTCAGCGTGCTGGTGGTCACCCTGCGCAGATTCGCCCAGGTGACCGCGACGCAGTCGCCCAGCCTGTCGTTGCCGAGCATCTGCCACCGGTCGAGCGTGGCGAGATAGTCGGCGGCGCTCGGGTAGCTGGGTACGACCCCGGTCAGCGAGCGGGATAGCCGGATCCGCGGCCGGGCGGGGTCGTTGGGCCGGCGCCCGTACTTGCCGCGCTGCCGCCCTGGCATGCCGTCATGAGTCATCTGATCCTTCTCACGTGAGGGGTGCGGTCCAGGACGCGCCCCAGGTCTTCGGGCCGACCTCGCCGTCGCGCGTCAGGCCCTTCTCGGACTGGAACTGCTCGCAGACGCCGAACGACTGGTCGCCGAACCGGCCGTCCACGCTGATCGTCCAGCCTCGGTCCTTCATGCGCTGCTGCCACAGCGCGACCACGTGGTTGTCGACCGAGCTGTAGTAGCCCGAGTGGCAGTGCGGGTCCGAGCTCGGACGGCTGAGATAGTCGGCCGGGCCGAACGGCCAGGTCGGTACGTGCGTCACGGGCTTGGGCGGCACGGGCGGCTTCGGCGCCGGCGTGCCGGGCAGGAACGTGTTCAGCCAGCTGGTCAGGCCGACGTCGATGTCCTGCTGGGCCATCGCCAGTGTGACGTTCGTTCCGGGAACGAACGTGTTCGGGTTGCTGGCCGGGTCGCCGAACTGCACACCGCGCACGTCCGGGTGTGCGGCGATGAAGTTCTGCGCCGCCGCCAAAGACCAACTCCAGTTGGCGACGACGTAGTAGACGTCCTTCGGGTTGGCGATGGCCGCCTTGAGAGCAGGCCAGTCGCCGTATCCGACGTACAGGACGGACTCTTCGCCGCGGGACTGGCGGGCGGCCACGGCCCGGTGCGCCGCCGCGTTAGTGCCCGCCTGGAACTCCACATCTGCTACGGCGCAGGGCACGCCGAAGCGCGACTGCCCGGAGGCGAACAGGTCGAGCGTCGGCGTCTGGTCGATACCCATCAGGCCGACGCCGGCGGCGCGGGCCTGATCGACCTGCGCCTGGGTGATCTGAATGGTGGCGGTGCTGCCCAGCTGCGTGAGGTAGACCGCTCGGACGAAACCCTTCGCCAGGGGTGCGCGGCCGAAGTCGCCGCTGGTGACGTCGCTGTACTCGGTGAACTGGCTGCTCATGGTCAGACTGCGTGTGCGAGCAGCGCCGCGAGCGCGGCTTCGACGTCGGCCTCCAGCTTGGCCGCCAAAGCGCCGGCCGCGGCCTTGACCTCGGGTTCGGCCGCCGCGACGGCGTCCTCGATGTCGGCCTTGGCCTGCGAAATCAGTTCGGTGACCTCGCTGTGGACGTCGGCGGCCTTGGCCTCGACGTCGGCCAGGGCCGCTTCCGCCTTGCGTGCCACTTCGCCGGTGATCTGGCCGAGCAGGTGCTTGGCCTCGGTGATCAGGCCGCTGAAACCGGACATGATGGATCTCCCGCTATCTGACGACAAGTGCTGACGCGGCACAGCGTACTGCGGACTACACGCGAGCCGCTATGCGGAGACGCCGAAGGCGCGGACGCCTGTAAGCGGTCCGCGCCTTCGTCCCTGCGGGTCTCACCTCGGTTGCCAGCCGGTTCCCAGCCACTACCAGACTCGCCTGTCGTCGGTCGAGCGTAGCAGCGTGCCGATCGGCTCGGTATCGGCCTGCCGCAGGGTGATGATCCTTTCGCACTGCGCTCCGGTGGCGTGCAGCACCGACCGGTTCTCCATGACGGCCATCTCCTCGTGCAGCCGGTCGATCTCGGCGTCCTGCTCGGAGATGACCGCGGCGGCGAGCATGTAGACCTGCGCGGCCAGGGCATTGCCCTCGACTGCGGCGCGAAGCGTCCTCAGCCGGCTGCGGGCATCGGCTTCGGTCACGCCTTGACTTCTTCCCAGCCGTAGTCCTTCGCCAGGTCTCGGATCTCAGAGGCGATCAGGCCGTGGCAGGCGATGAAGGTGCGCGGCACCCGCCAGGCGGCCAGGCCGTTGCCGACCGGAACCGTGTCCGGCTTGCCGTTCACAGCGCGGCGGTATTTGTCCCAGGCGGTCTGCTTCATCCGGTGGCGCACACCGCAGCAGCAGTTCGTGATCTGCACGAACGAGACGTCGGATTTGTTGCCCATCTCAGACCATCATCCTCTCCAGATCAATCACGGTAACTTTGCGAGATCGTCGTCACTGCTCTGTTTCCTGTCCTGCCTCTCGGCACGCCGTGCGAGCAGGCGGCGCAGTGCTTCTGCGCCCTGCTGCGGAACCACGCCATTGCCGATGGCTTTGAGTTGGTGGTTGCGCGGGACGCCAGAAACTGCGGTGACCCAGCCCTCCGGCAGGCCCATCATCCATTCCGGGAACCGTGTGGTCATGCGTGGCCCGTTGAGTCCGGGTTCGGTCGGCTCCGGGGCGGGATGGCCGAATACGCGCTCCCACCGCTGGACGGCGAGCGTGTACGGACCCCAGCTGTGTACCAGCAGATGCTCCACCTCATCCGCCAGGGTGGCCCCGTGGCCACCCTGGCGGCGCTTGTCCGGGTGCTGCGAGCCGCCGTTGATCGCGAGCTGCGCTGTCGGTGTCTTCAGCAGTCTGATAATGCGTGTCTGAAGATCGTCTTTCGATTCGGGCCGAGAGAGGGGGAACGCACCCTTCCCGTCTGTCGCTCTCGGCGTCGGGAGCATACGCATAACCGCTGAAGGCAGCATCAGATCCCCCGATGAGCCGCGCTGATTCGGGCCGCCTTTGGATCCGTCAGTCGCTCGGGGGGTCGGAAGAGGCTTCTGGTCGCCGAATAATGCCCGGATCATGCAAGCTTCCATGTCGCCTCCACCGCCGTTGGCCCGTGCCAAGCTGAGCGCCATGGCTTCGTCAAACGATCGGGGCGGATTAGCTGGTCGGCCAGGCGAGGAGAAAGATCCTGTTGCGAGGGTGGGGGGCGCCGACATCGGATGCGCGTACACACTCCCACTCCGCATCGAACCCGAGCGCGGCAAGATCTGCGAGAACGATTTCGAGGCCGCGCCTGACGAGGGCTGCGACATTCTCCAGCAGGACGAGAGCAGGTCGTAATGCGCCAATGGCCCGTGCGACCTGCGGCCAGAGCCAGCGGTCATCATCCACCCCTTTTCGCAGCCCTGCGTCTGATATCGGCTGACATGGAAATCCCGCTATGAGCAAGTTGACGGGCTCTACCTGCGTGTAGTCGATGGCGCTGATGTTCCCGAGGTTCGGCACGCCTGGCCAGTGGCTCGCCATGATCTGGGCGGCGTACTGATTGGTGTCCGGTTTGCCTGTTTTGCTGTCCGGCGGCTCCCACTGGGCGTACCAAGCAAGACGGGAGTTCGGGAATACGTCCTCGACAGCCATGTCCAAGCCGCCGTATCCGCTGCACAGAGAGCCGACGACCAGTTCACCCATCAAGCACCTCGCAGATCCTCCCTGAACGCTCCTGCTGATGACAAGTGTAGCAGGCTAGGCGCTGGCCGCCAGTGCATCGGCGAGCATCCGCGCCCGGATCTCACGCTGAATCCCGGCCATCATCGCTGTCCCGCCCTCGGCGTACTGGCTCTCCAGGAGCATGGCATCGACGTCTCGGTCGCCGTTGACCCGCTTGCCGCGCATCCACTGCGACCACTTGACCATCTGGCCGTCGTCAAACGCCGACTTGTCCGTGACAAATTTGGTCAGGGCGGCCAGCCGGTCGTCGATCGAGCTCCAGAGCGTTTCGAAGCGCTCCTCCCACGTCGGCGGGCGCGGCACGGGCACCTCGCGCACGTCCGCCACGTGCCTGCGCTGCTCGGACGGGAGCATGGCCGGACCGGTGGGGATCGGCCTGCGCGTCATGAAGCCCGTGGCGGGCCGCAACTCGGCAGGAAGCTCGCGATCTGCGGGGAATCCGGACTCATCGACCACGCGGCGGACGGGCCGGCGCTGACGCCGACGGGGTGTCGGAAAGTGGAACGCCATGATCAGGTCTTCCTCTCCACGGTCCGCACCCGAGAGTTGCGCGCCCGTAGGATGGCGCAAGCGGGATTGCCGGGTGCGGCCGACAATCCCGCCTAGTGTTACTTGGTATCACTCTGTGTCGATCCTCGCACCCGTTTCGCGGGAAAGCAGGGCAACGCTCTCGGGGAAGCCGATCGATCCGCCGCCCGTGTCGACACCGGTCACGGTGATCGTGAACAGCTTCCCGACCAGCAGCTTGTCGACGTCGCTCGGGCCTGAGTTGCGCGCGACGCCGACCGCGAAAGCCTGTTCGTCCGCATAGGTGTAGACGGCCACCTGTTCGCCGTCGGCGAACTGCCCTACTGCGTACCGGTCGCCGTAGATGTCGACGTTTCCGTCAACCACACCCGAGGGGATGGGGACGTGCATCCGCTGCAAGATCGGAACGGGGTTCGCGGCGTTCGCGGCCGTAGGCGCGGTCGCGGCGACGCTGCCGACCGAGCCTTCGACCCAGAACACGACGGATCCGGCCAGGGCCGCCGTCCCGACTGTGACCGCGATCACAGCTGTGCGTGTATCTATCCGCACGGTTGCCGCCTCTTAGTTGGTGATGCCGCGATGCCACTGCGGCATCGGGACCTGCGTGCCCGGCTCGGCGGTTCCCGCGTCGGTGAAGTCGCTCTCGTTGGCGTCGCGCAGCTCGACGCGCGATGCCTGCGGCGCTCCTGCGGACACATCTCGGCTCACCGCGCTGTAGACGCTCGCGACGATGCCGGGGTGGATGCGGATGCGCAGAGTCACGTCCGGCCGCGGCGCGCGCACCGCGGCGCGCGGCGACGGAGGGCGGCGCGGGGTGAGCGCCATCAGCTGTTCACCGCACCGGTGAAGGCGGTCCGCCGGTCCAAGTCCGTACCGATCTCGCGCACCATATAAGGGTCATTACCCGGTCCGTGGCTGGGCGCATAAGGACGCTCGCCGGCCACGACGAAATCCTCCATGCGCTCATGCGTGTCGACGTCGCCGAGCCGGTCGAACAGCCAGCGCTGCCAGCTGCGCCGGTCGTACGTTGCGGCCGGGACCGGGAAGTAGTGCGTGACGCGCATCATCCGGTCGTGGTGGTACGTGTCGCGGCCGTTCCGGGTGACGATGAGCGTCAGCCCTCCGGCCGCAGCAGTGTGCACGCCGTCGTGGTCGCGCTCGACGTCGTCCAGCCGCACGTCCCAGCCCAGGTCCTCGCGGTACTCCAGGTGTGCGACCAGGTAGTCGAGCTCGTCCGGGTACGGAGCGTACTGGCGCATGGTGCCCATCACGGCCTCCATATCCTCATCAGCCAGAAGAACGCGCGCACCACGCGACCGCGCGCTCCGTCGGCCGCTCCGATGTTCTCGTAGCGCAGCAGATCAGGGCACAGGTGCTCTGGAGTGAGCAGCGTGCCGAAGGTCGCGGGTGACGTGGTTATCTGCTGCATCAGTTGCTCACCGCCTTGTGCAGTCCGGGAATGCCGTCGAGCAGAAGAAGATCGTGGTGTGGATACGTGATCGGAGCTCCGGGGGCGGCGACGGCCGATCCGTTGCTGATCAGCCTGGCCGCGTTGACGTCGTCGGTGTCGTCCCATACGTCGCCGGGCACGATGTCCGGCCAGCGGGCCCGTTCGGTGCCGGCCCGGATCGTGGTCAGTGCCTGCAAACGGGTGGTCATGCCCCTCAATGTAACGCTCATGTGCGCTGCCCTGGAGTCCTTCGGCCGGTCGCCAGCTCCCGCGCGGTGGGCCGGTGTGCCGCGCGCAGCTGCGTGCGCCCGAACCATGCTCCGGCGTGTTCGTCCGGCACGACGCCGAGCCCTCTGCACGCGCGGCAGCGGTCGTACGGGTAGGCGCGGGACGCGGCGGCGCGTAGCTTGCGGGCCGCCGGGACGCGGTTCTCGCTCGCCTCGGCCTGGCGGACCAGATCGGCGATGTACCGCTCGCGCAGCTGGTCGGTGAACGCCCGGTTGACGATGCCTTCGTCGCAGCTCCCGCATGCGACCGTCGGACCGGCGTAGCGGGCACGGCCGGACTGGCGCACGGCGCGTTCCTGCTTGCGGTCGAGGTTTCCGCGCGGACGGCGGTACTTCGCGTCCAGCCAGCCGGCGATGCCGGGCAGTCCTGCATCGGTCATCGCCCGGCGGCTGAGTACCTTGCGCCCGCCGCGGGCGTTACGGCCGTGCACAGGGCAGGAGACGGACCCGGCGACCAGCGTGACGCCATCGCGCTGCTCCACGGTGGCGATGCGTCCGGTGCCCTGGCACTTGCAGGTGGCGGCCAGGTAGATGCCGCGCAGGCTCTTGCCGGGCTCAGGCGGCGGCGGAGGCGGCGGGGGAGCATTCTTCGCTGGAGCCTTCTTGCGCGGCGCGGTTTTCTTCGCTGGTGCAGGCGCCTTGGCCGATCGCTTGCGCGGTGCCCGCGCAGGTGCATCGGCCGGCTTCCCTGCGGCGATCCGGTCGGCGCGGGCATTCGCCTCTCGGTACGCCTTCATCGCCTGCGCCAGGGTGATCGGCTCGCCGGTGCGGGGGTTGGTCGCGATCACCGGACTCGGCGCGCGCTTGCGCGGCGGACGGGGTGCGGCCTTTTTCGCTGCGGCGGCCTTTTTGCGCGCCGCGGCGGCTTCGCGCTGTTCCCTGCGCCGGGCAGCCTGCTTCTCCCGTTGTTCGCGCCGCTTGCTCGCCTGGTACTGCTTGCGCCGATTGCCCTTGTTTGTGATCGTTTTCGTGCGCAGCGGCGAGCGCGCGATGTCCGTAAACGTCTGGTGCTTGCCGCCGCTGATGAACCTGGCTGCGACCCGGTTCGGTTTCATCGCCCGTGCGGCCTGGCGCCACGGACTGCGTCGGCGCCTACGTCGGGCCATCATGCGTCCTTGCGCGCCAGTGCGCTCAGCCGGCGGCGCGCGGTCTCATCGTCGCGCCAATACCGGAAGTCGCGCCCTTCCCGCTCGCTGGTGACGTACTCTGCGGTGCGCCACTCGGCGCACAGCGTGCGCACCCACGACAGGGATCGGTCGTGGCCGGCGCGCTTGCCCGTGACACACAGCTCGGACACGGTCGCGCCGCGGTCGCCGAAGGTGGCCAGCAACTCCCAGTACGCCAGGTGCTTGGCCTCGATCTCGGTCTCGTCCGGGTACCGGGGCACGACCCGCGGGATCCATCCGCCAGTGCCGCCGCGGGCCGGGGTGTCGTTGACGGCGGCGTCCTGCACGCCGTCTCCGTCTCCGTCCGGGTCGTCGAACGGCGGGGGCGTGGTGACGTCCGGCTCGACGCCGTTCATGATCGCCTGGAACGCGGCGTCCGACTCCTCGTCCAGTTCCGGCCGGCTGTTCTTGTACTCCTCGACCAGCTGCGCGATCCGCTCGTCGCCGAGCCAGAACCCCTTGCGCTCGACGGGGACGCGCTCGTCCAGAGTGACCATGTAGAACTTCCCCTTGGTATCCAGTTCGTTCGCCCTGAAGTTGTCGCCGTGCGCACCGTCGTACAGCACGATGTTGGTCAGCCGCGGTCCGACGGTCGCCACGCAGATCCGGTTCTGCGCCTGGTCGGTGCCCGACTTGATACCACCGGTCGCCAGGGCGTCGGGCTTCTGCGTGGCCACCACGATCGTCACGTCGTAGGCTCGGCCGACCTGCATGATCCGCACGTAGTTGGTGGACATGCACGCGACCGCGCGCCGCAGCACCGGGTTCTTGTACTTTTTCAGGTCCGTCTGCCCCTGCTTGCGGAACAGCTCGGCGATCTCGTCGATGATCCCGACCAGCGCCGGGCCGTCCGCGGTGTCCCAGCCGCGCTCGGACTGGCCGGACTCCTGCCGCTTGCGCTTGAGGATCGCGCCGCGCGTGTTGATCACCGCGACCATGGCTTCGAGCAGCAGCGCGGCCTTCTCGAACGAGTCGGCCGAGGCGTAGGCGGCTTCCTCGTAGATCCCCAGCTCCAGCGAGCCGGGCTTGTTGTCGAGCAGGACCAGCAGCGCGTCGTCCATCGCCATCACCTGAGTGGCGATCACGTTCACGACACCGCTTTTGCCGTTGTTCGTCGTGCCGCCGACCACCGTGTGATTGCGGTACAGCGGCAGGTACGTCATTTCTCCGGTGGCCGACGGGCCGAGCGGAATCGGGTTCTTGATCGAGCGGACCGTGATTCCCGGAAAAGGAATCTCCTCGGCCAGTTCGTCGATCTCCCCATACCGCACGGTGAGGCGCACTTCGTTTCCGTTGCGGGTGCGCTGGGCGATGATCTGATTCGCGCCCAGAGCCGAACGCAATTCGTCGCGCCGCGCAATGATCGCGTCCGGGCCGACCCCCTTGGCCGGCGCCAGGCGCACGGTGATCCGGAACGAGGACTCGTTGATCCGCTCGAAGCCGTAGACGTCGGTGAGCTTGATCCCCAGGCCCTTGATCGCCGCGCCGTCGCCCTCGAACGCCTTCCAGACGACCGACTCCTCATGCGAAAGGATCTTGCCCGGCACGGCAGTTGCCGGGGCGGAAGTTCCGCCCGGCATTCCGAGGATTGCCGGGTTGGAGGCGGCAGTCTGGCCGACGATGAAGCCGCGCTGATCCTGAAGTCGGGAGTGCCGGTTCTCGAACCAGGCGTAGAAACTTCCGGCAGTCAGCGGCATCGAAGTTCCGGCACTAAGCCACGACCGGCCGGTGATGCAGGCGGCTCCAAATGCCACCCCCCAGGCTCCGGCGAGGCCGACCACGTGTGCGCCGCGGGAGATCACACCGTCGTCTCCGTTGATCGCGTGGATCACGTGCACCGCGCCGTACGCCAGCAGTCCGACGATCCCGAAGCCGAGGAAGACTGCGCCGAACCACGGGTGGTTGGGCTCGGTGGCCGCCGCGCCCCAGCCGCAGACGTCGCCAGCCAACACGCCGAGCGCGGGCACCAGGTGGCGGTCCTGCATCCACTGGAACAGGGACCAGCCGGTGCGATCTGCCAAGCCGGGGGTCAGCTGATCCGCCACGTAGTCGGGGATGCCGGCCTGCTGGCCCCAAGGCTGCGTGGCGGATGGCTGAGACACAGTCGGGCGCTGGACCTGCGCGTTCGACATTGTTGCGAGTTGTTGCGCCACGCCACGCAGCACAACTTCGCCGTCGCGGCGATCCGAAATCTCGATCGCGTCGATGATTTCGTCGAGTTCTTCTTCCTTGGCGTGGCGGATGGCGTGGCGTCGCATCATCCCGCCTCCCAGCTGTCCGAAGCTGTCCGAAGCTGTCCGAGGCTGTTCGAGAGGCGTTCGACGTCGGCGCGCAGGTTGCGCTCCCAGCGATCCGAGGTGGGGATCTTGAGCGTGGGGTGTGCGTGGCGCAACGCATCGGCCAGCTGCGTGGCGTTGGGTGCGCTACCCGTCTTCAGGACGTGGCGGGTCCACAGCGGTTCGGCGAGTTCGGCCCATACGGCGGCGGATTTGCGACCAGCCGAGCCAATGTCGACGACGTTGCCGGAATTACGGGTGGCAGCGGGGGGCGGAACGAGTGCGGCGCTGCCGCCCCCCGCTGCCGGGTCCGCTTCCGCCCGGCTGCCGGGTGCGGCCGGCGTCTTCAGGGCGGAAACGGACGTCTTGTGCCGGGCGGAAACTGCCGGGCGGAAGTTCCGCCTCGCCGCAGTCAGCTGCCGCCACAGCCAGGGGGCCAGAGAGCCCCAGCCGAGCAGGAGTACCGGGCCGACGCAGTCGACCGCCACCAGGCGCCAGTGGCTGTCGTGCAGCGCGACCGCGGTGTTGAGCCACACCATGATCAGGCCGCAGGCGAGTGCCGCCAGGTGCAGCGGCCAGTCGGCGCCCTCGTGCTCGTGCGTGGAGAGGTAGGACGCCGCGATCACCAGGACCATGACGGCCAGGTCGACGGCCGGGCCGGTCAGATATGCGATGCGGTGCTCGACGCCGAGGCTTTCCAGGAATGAGCCGACGTTCCCGAAGGAGAAGAAGAACACCAGCAGCGGAATCAGGGACAGGCCGATACCGACGATCCAGAACGTGATCGTCTCCACCGCGTCCGCAGACTTCCGGCCCGGCATTATTCCGCCTCCCCGATACGCAGGTCGTATTCCATGTCGAAGATTTCAGCGGACAGGATGATGACCAATGCGTCGACAGGCCTGTCGTTGTCCGAGCGCGTGAGTCGCAGCACTCGCATCACCGGGATCCCCGCTGCGGCGATGCGCAGAATCCGCGCCTCTTCCGAGGTGGGCATGCGCGCCGAGACCCACTCGCGCGCCTTGCGCGGCGGGTAGCCGGCGCGTACCAGGGCTGCGGGCATGGCTCCGCGCAGACGCGCGGGACGCTCCAGCTCGGTGCCGCGGGCGATCGGGACCGGGATGTAGTCGATCGCGATCTGTGTCGGGGTGCCGTCTTCGTCGAACATGACGCGGCGCCGGCAGATCACCGGCTCGCCGGGCTCGACCTCCAGCTTCTCGGCCACGTCGTCCGGCGGGACGATGCCGCCGACCTCCGGTTTGCTGGACCGGCCGTGGTTGATGGGCGCTCCGTCGGGGACCGGTGTCACGAAGTCGGCGGAGCGGCTGGAGCGGCGGCGCACTTCGCGCACATACACCCCTTTGCCGGAGACGGCCTGCACCAGTCCGGCCGCCTTCAGGGCGCGCACCGCCTTCTGCACGGTGTTGGACGACACGCCGTACTGCGCCACCAGCTCGGTGACCGAGGGGATCGCGCGGCCGGGCGGTATCGTGCCTGATTCGATCTTTCCGCGCAGATCGTGCAGGACCCGCTGATACGCGGGAACGGTCCACTCGTCCGCCATCGGACGGCCTCCCTTCGGTGACTATGGCGCTATAGCGCTTGACTTTCACAGTACACCGAAGGTGACGCATCGTGACAGGGGATCGGATGGCAAACTTGACTGAGTCCAGTTACGGCACACGACAGCGAAGGCGCCCGCGACCGTGTCGCAGAGCGCCTTCGGAGTTTCTGGGTGCGGTCAGGGCTTGTTGATCGCGTGTCCGCTGCTGTCGACGTTGCCCGCCCAGGTGCCGTACGTGCCGGGGTAGCCGGACAGGTCGCCCACGTACCCCCACACGCCGGCGCCGAAGGTGTTGCCCTCGACGTCCACGCTGATCCCGGTCTGGTTGCGCAGCACGTACGCGCCGCCGCTCAGGTAGTTGCCCTTGACCGTGATACCGGTGTCGGTCGAGCCGCGGTCTTGGATGAACACCGCGGCCGTGGTGTCCGACCGGACCGGCGCGTCCACGTAATTGCCCTGGATCAGGATGTTGCCACCACCCTGGCTGAAGATGCCGTCCAGGTGCGTGGGGGTGCTGGAGGTGCCGTTCTGGAACAGGTTGTGTATCCAGTTGTTCAGCACCACCGAGTCCGCGCCGGGGTCCAGACCCTGCGGCATGCCGGAGATGTCGCTGCGCTCGACGTCGATCCGGCCGCCGTACAGGCTCCAGACCGGACCCGCGTCCACCCCGGAGGGCATGCTCTTGCCGGGCAGCCAGCCGACGGTGGAGTCCTTGACCACCATCCCGGCGTTCGCCGAGTGCCCGAGCAGCGCGTACCACGCGCTTCCGGTGCCCCCCTGCACGATCGAGTCGGTGACCGTCATCGTGCCGGTGCCGGTCCAGTAGACCGAGCCCTTGATCCAGTCATGGTCGAAGACGAGGTTGGTGCTGTCGCAGCGCAGGCCGTAGGCCTGCCACGAGGAACAGCCAGCGGGCACCGCTCCACCCGGCTGATACACGGTCAGGGCCGAGGTCGCGCCGAGGTAGCCGACCGTGCCGGGCTGCACGTAGGAGGTTCCGGTCGACGGCGACGCAGAGGGTGAGACGCTCGCCGACGCGCTCGGGCTGGGCGATGTACTCGGCGACGGCGACGCGCTCGGACTCGGACTCGCCTCGGGCAGCACGGTGAGCGCGCCGTACCAGGTGCAGGTCGAGTAGACCGTGTAGGGCCCGGACATCCCGGTCAGGGACACCTGCGGCGGGGTCGCGCTGTACGCGTCGGTCTGCGACGTGGATGAGTTGCCGTCGTCCGAGACCGCAGACACGGCGGAGAGGTAGTAGCCGGTCGTACACGGATCCGTGTAGGTGTGTGACGGATCGGTGACGTGCTGGCTGTAGACGGTGGTGGGATTGGACGCGTCCGCGTTCGACGGCGCCGCCAGGAGGAAGGTCGCCAGCATGCCGGTCACCGCTACTGCGGCTGCGGATGCGCTGGTGATCAGTGTCTTTGCTCGCATAGAGCCGAGTGTCTACGCGCGGGACGGCGCTGGCAATCGCGTGGTGAAGGCGAGCACTGCGGCAGCCATGGCGGCGTACACACAGTCCCGGACCGCGTCGGCGGGGTGGTATCCGTAGCGCACCAGCACGACCAGTGCCAGTCCGGTGCACGCCTGGGCGACGCCGGCCAGCCATCGCGTGTACGCGCGGTCTTCGGCGGCTGCGGTCTCGCGGGTGATCAGGCCCATGAGCGTGGCGGCGATGCCGAGCAGCAGGCCGAGGGCGAACAGTCCGGCGGCGATAGCGGTCATGATCTGTGTCTCCTGTCAGTAGGGCAGTTCGTCGGGCTCCATGGAGAAGAACGTGACAACGACTTGGCTCCTCGACCAGCCTCTGTCCGTGCACATCTCGGCCAGGGTGTCGTTGAACACCTTGCTGCGGGTCGTCCTGGCGGGCGGGACGATGACCTTCGCGGTCGATCCGATCTCGTATCCGCTGTTGAAGCCCACTCGCGTCGCGCTCATGGTCACGAAGTACTTCTTCACGGCCGGCTCCTCCGGGTTCGGTCGGTCTGAGAGCTGCGCGCGGAAGCGATTCGCGCGCAGCTTTCGGCCCGGCCGGGCCTTTGTACGTCAGCTCTCTACGTCCGTGCGGAAGTCGTCTTCTGCATGCCGCAGTCGGTCCAGTCTGACCACCGCGCTGCCGTGTGTTGTGGTCTGCACATCGCTGACCATGAGATCAGCTTCGAACAGCCGGTCCCCACGGCGCTGCGACAGCAGTGCGATGGCGTCTTCGGTGAGCTGGTACTCGATCGGCATGTCGACGTTCTCGATCATCTCAGTGCCTTCCTTCACGGTTCAGGCGCTCGGCGCGCTCGTTGGCCTCGGCTTTCGATCCGCGCCAGGTGTACTCCATCCCGGTGATCTTCACATCGGCGCGCTCGACCCTGTCGAACACGCTGTACGTGTCGAAGGCGTGGCCGGGTACGGCGACGTAGCGGACAGCGGGCTCGGTCTCAGCGTCCATCGGTCTCTCCCAGTGCCTTGAGCAGGTCGGTACGGCTGATCGTCTTGCGCTTGTAGCTCTCGCGCGCCAGCTTGCGCACCTTGGCCAGGGCGATGGCGTCAGCCGAGGAACCGCCGTGCGCCCAGCTCGCAACTTCGAGATTGGTCAGCTTGGTGCCGCTGTTCAGCTCGTCCACGTTGTGCACGGTGCCGATGTGGTCTAGCTCGGCGATGAAGCTGTCGGGCATGACGGCTGCGGCGATGTGCGCCATGCGGCTGTAGGCCTTCATGCGCGTCTCCAGCAGCGTGCGCGTCTCCACCGCGATCTTGAAAGCGCGCTGCTCGTCCTCCACGTCGCGCAGCAGGCCGGCGTCATCCAGCAGCTGGAGCACGCCGAGCAGGTAGTCGCGGGCGTGGAAGAGGATCCAGCGCTTCTGGTCGAACTTCGCCAGCACGCGCTGAACGAGCTCGGACACGCGATCCTCGTGCAGGTACTGTGCGGCTTCTGCGGAGTTGTCCTGGCCGACGGCCATGTTCCTTGATCCTCCCTGAACGAATCGTGCGGTTCTCAGCCTTCGAGGGCGGTCCAGCCGTACGCCTCGCCGAAGTAGAGGCGCTGGCGCCGTCCGCCGGTGCGGGCGCCGTTCTCGTCCACCGGCAGCAGCCACGCGAACGACGCCGGGGCGTCGTCGGTGCCCGCGTCCACCATGGTGAACCGCTTGCCGGCCGGGGAGACCAGCACGGTGCCGAATTCGGTGTTGTCCAGATCAATCATGGCGACGGCGGCAGACATCTCGATCCTCCCTGAACGGAACCTGTTAACTGATGACAACTATAGCGCGTCCCAGCGGCCCGCACTACGGCAGAGCGCCGGTGAATTTGCCGATCAGCCACAACGCGGCCGATCCGCCTGCCCAAATGCCCAACGCCGCAAAGGTCAGTGCGATAAGCACCCCCGCGACGTTGGCCAGGCGGATCGGCAGCGATGTGCGGCGGCGGTTCATCAGGCGTCTGTTGCCTGACGGGCCAGCACGGCGGTCACGTTCGGCTTGCGGTAATTCGGACCCTTGACGACCTTGCCGTCGATCACGATGGGCTGGCCGTCGTCGTCGAGCTTGGTCATGTTCGCGGCGTGCACCTCGGCGAGCACCGCATCCAGGTCGATCCCGTACGTCAGCGCAGTGCCGTAGAGCACATATACGCAGTCCGCCAGCTCCTGCGCCACACCGTCGAGGCTGCCGTGCAGCATCGCGTCGTAGACCTCGGTGACCTCGGACAGCAGCAACTGGTGGCGCTGCCTCGCCAATCCCGCGTCGACCAGCGCAGGCAGTTCGGCCATCGGCAGGCGGAACCTCTCGTGAAACTCGCGCACCAGGTCAGCCGGACTTCTGTTCATTCCCCCACACTCCATCTCGATCGTTCTGCTCCTTCACCCTGCTCCACGGTCCGAGAGCGCCGAGGGTGAACAGGCGGGCCTCCACCGTTCGGCGCCGATGCCTCCACACAGCGCGCCGGATCCGTCTATCCGGCCGTGGCTGCCGCATCACCTGGTCGTGCTGCGCCCACTTCACCGCGGACGCCTACGCGACGGCTTCATGATCCGGAGCTGGGTCTTCCCGAATGCGACGTACAGGGAGTCATGGCCGCGCCAGATGATCCGGCGCCTGGACTCGCGTGCGCGCCAGATGCCGTTTTCCCTGTGCCTGCCCCACATCATCGGCGCCGCTCCTTCTGCTGCGGCACCAGCGGATCCCAGCGCTGCATCCACCTGAACCCAGGCACGGCGGGCACCGTGATCAGGGTCACCTGTGCCCATGACGTCAGATGCCAGAACTGGCGGCCGAGCCACTGCGTCAGGTGCCAGATCGCATTGAAATCCGCCGGGCTCAGGCGCACATGCGAGCCGCCTCCGCGCGAGCTGCCGCGCGCCTCGATGGCGACGAGGATCAGGTTCACCCGATCGCCGCCTTCGCCTTCTGCGCCGCCTCGAACCGCGCGTCGATGATCGGGCCGATGTCCCGGATCCCGATCGGTTTCGCGCCGAGCCGGATCGCCAGCTCCCGCTTGCGATCGATCACGTCGTAGTGCCAGCTCTCCGCGGCGCGCGATCCCGGCGTGGCTTCCAGCTTGCCGTCCACACACGGGTCCTGGAACCACTCACGGCGCAGGCCGAGCCGCTCCGCGAACGCGTGCAGCTCCTCCGGCGTGTCCGCGATCAGGTGCGACCACCGGCCGGCCAGACCGCGCACCCGGGCCGGAATCCGCGCGTCGTCCACGTAGATCATTGGAACGCCACCCCGCCATCGACCGTACCCACGAACGTGAATCCGGGCGGAGCCGGCTGCGCATCATGCCCGTCAGCCGGATGCGTGTGGTGCGACCACCAGGCATCCAGGACTTCGTATTCGCCCGCGCCGCTGCCCTGCTGGTGCTCGACGTACTCGATCTCGCCGCCGCAGACCGCGCACACGCCGATGTCGCCGTGCTTCGGCTGGTCCACGTGCGAGACCTTCCAAGACGACGTGGCCGGGTCGAAGGGCTCGGTTTCGCTTCTGAGCACCGCATTGTGTGCGACGAGCGGCGGCTTCAGGTGCTCCCACCAGCGGGTGACCGCCACTCCGGTCGTACCTGCGGCCTCCTCGTGGAACTCGATCAGGCCGTCGCAGACCTTGCAGACACCCCGCCTGGCTGTCGGCTGCTGCTTCTCTTCGACCAGCGGCTCGATCGCCGACCACAGCGGTGACAGGTGTTTGATCGCGGCGTCCCACAGCGGCCTGATGACATTTGCCGCGGCCTTGACCGCCTCGGTCAGCTTGAGGTTGTCCTCGCGCAGCTGCTTGTTCTCGGCCGCCAGGGCGCGGATCGAGCCGATGGTGAGCGTGCTCTGCACGGCATCATCGTGGTACGCACGGTCGATGGCATAGCTGTCGGGTATGTCCCGGGTCAGTTCAAGGTACCCCGGAAGATCTTCCCTGTCCCCTTTCATCCGAACGGCCCTCCCCCGTTCATGCCCATCCCCGGAGGCATGCCTGCTCCGCCGGGGACCGGCAGGTGCAGGCCGCTGGTGGTCTTCAGCTGGATCGCGGTGATATGGCTCCAACACAGGTCCAGCACGCCGATCTGCAACAGGGATCCGTTGATGCCCTGCGCCACGGCGAGCGCGGGCTGCGGGACGTCGTCCTGCGTGCCGTCGATCACCGTGACCGTTCCGTCCGGCGCGACGGCCGCCGCGGCGATGTCGGCCTGGTGCGCCTCGTTCACGGCGTTCTTCCAGGTGTAGGCGCACACGAAGCACCAGCGTTCGCCGGGCGGCGGCGTGGGGCCCTTGTAGACCACTTCTGCGACCATCAGTGTCCTTCTCTCATCAGTGTGTCCCGCCGTGCGGCGGTGGTCTGCGGTGTGTCGCCGTACCGCGCGGCGTAGTACTCGGCCAGCCAGTTCGGGCAGGCCAGCTCCCACGGGTGCAGCGGCTTCGGCTCGCGCGGGATGAAGACGGCCGGACAGTACAGAACCGGCAGCTTCGCCTTCTTGCGTCTGCGGCGGGTCACGGGTGACGCCAGGTGCTCAGCCGAGCCAGGTCCCGTGTCCTGTGCGTCGTCGGGTCGGCCGCTTCGCAGCCGGTGCAGGCGCGGTAGAAGCCGAGAGTGATGTGCCCTTTCACCCAGTCGGCGTACGGCGGCACCAACACCAGCTTCACGACGGTCGGGCGCACGGCCCGCACCTCCAGGGCGTGCTCAGCCATCGCTACCCTCCAGGCGCCGCCGCTCCATGTCGACCTGCGCCTGCGGGACTTCGTGCGGGAAGCGCGGCGTGGCGGAGGTGGCCGCCAGGCGTCGGCGGATCTCGTCGTCTGTCAGCGGCTTCGACGGCGCGTACTCCGCCACTTCCTTCTCCAGCTCGGTCCGCGGCAGCGGCCTCAGTGCGTCGATCACCGCCTGCTTGTTCTCCGCCGTGGGGTTGCGCTCATAGGCGCAGATCAGGCACTTGGACTTGTCTCCGGTGTCCACGCCCATCACGACCGCGCACTTGTCATGCCCGAGCAGCGAGTGCGCGGACGCGATGATCCACCCGACGCCGTCCATCACGCGCTCCGCAGGTGCGCGCACTGGCTCAGGCGCTTGACCTTGACCGCGCGCTGAGGGATGCCGCCTTCCTCAACCAACAGCGAGGCGAGGAACTCCGAGGCGTACTCATTGTCGCGGGCTACATGCACGGCAGCGTCCGTCAAGCGGGTCAGCCTGTTCTTGAACTCTTCGGTGGACCGGAAATCAAGCCACCACGCAACACCCTGTCCGGTCGCGTAGATAGAAGCCTCGTTGACGTACACGCCCCAGTCGTCCACTGCGGCGGCAGCCCGCTCCGCACGCAGCAGCTCGGCCATGATCTCGTCCATCGCGGTCATCAGGACCGCGCACGCTGTGTCAGAACGGCGCGCTCCAGCGCCGTGAGGTCCCACACGGCGGACACGGCCCACAGGTCGCCGCGGATGTACCGGATCAGAGCCGGATCCTTCGGGGGCGTGACCGGCTTCCACTCCTCGACCTCCCACAGGATGTGGAAGCCGTGCAGCCGGCGCGGCCGGGGCCGAATCGAGGGCGGGATGACCGGCACGATCGTCGCGGCGATCCCGCCGACGTGGTGCGGCGGGGCGTCCTGCGGCTGACGCAGGCGCACCGACTTGCTTCCGACTGCGGCGCCTCGGTTGCTGCGCCAGTCGTTCTCGCTGGAGAAGACCAGGTCCCGCCAGTCCCACCAGCAGAAGCACGTCGGCGCGTCGGCTCGCACGACCGCGATCTTCGGCAGCCCGCTGTTCTCGAAGTAGCCGCCGAGTCGGATCGCCTCGGACAGCCGGATGACGCCGAGCCCGCGCGCTGCGGCGCGGTATCCGAGCCGGATCGCTTCGTCCTCCGTGGTGCGGTCGGACGCTAGCTGCGCTTCGTACTCGGCCAGCTTCTCGCGCGCCTCGGCCGGGTCGATGATCAATGTGCCGAGTTCCATGTCCGTTCCTCCCTGAACTTGTCCTCAGACGAGCCTACAGCGGCCGGCGCGAGCCGACCACTGTAGACGCGCTACACCGGTGCCGGATCGCGCAGGTACTCCATGCGCACCCGGTCGAAGACCGCGGCTTCCCCGGAGGGCAGGGCGTTGGTCGCGTGCACGGGCAGGGCGAACAGCTGCGCGCCGTCGTAGGCGCCGATCGCTTCGAAGTCGCCGCGGTTGAGCCACAGCTCGCAGTCCTCGTGCACCCAGTAGTACGCCTGGATCCGGGTGTACGAGTCGAGCAGCTTGTACGCGACCGCGGGCAGTGGAGCCGACACGTCAGTACCCGCCCCCGACGGCCCGGTTGATGTCGCCCACCACGTCGGCGTCCGGCTGCGTCCACGGCGTGTCGGTGCCGGGTACGGGGACGATCATCGCGACCCGCCGGCCGTCCTCGACCAGGTACACCGTCTCCGCGTCGTCGATAACCCGGTCGACCAGTTCAACGAGCTGGCCGGGCCAGTAGCCGGTGCGCCGGTCGATCACCACGCCTTCACTCGCCAGCTCGTTCAGTTCGCCGACCGGCCGGAACTGCTGTTCGTCGCTCATAGGTGTCCTCCTACGCTTTTCGTGGTCACGCTCGATGTGGTCAGTCCTGTGCGCTTGATCTTGCCGTTCGGCGAGCGCAGCGCGATGTGCTCGTCCAGCTGGACGAGCGCGCCGATCACCTCGTCGAGCATCTCACCCTCGGTCGCGGTATCGGTGATCTCGAACTTCATTGTCACCTCGACCAGCGCGGTCCTCGCCGGCCCGCTCATTGGTTCACCTGGTAGAAGGGGACGATCTGCAAGTGGTCGGACACGCCCAGCTCTCCAAGCGACTCGACAGCGGTCTGTGCCGCTTCGTCGTCCGAATAGATGCCGTACACGCCGAGGATCGCTGATCCGTCAGAGTATGCGCGCACGATGGCGCGCATGGGCTTCAGGTTGACACTGTTGATCGACGCTCTCCGCGTCGGCGGCTCGCTCACGTCGTCACCTCCGTTATCTGCAAGTCGTAGTCGATCTCGAACGTCGCACCGTCCGGAGCGGCGGGTATGTGCACGTCGCTGCCCTGCCACACGCCGGTGCCGTCGTCGCCGAAGACGGTCAGCGGCCCGGACATGGCCTTGTGCGGACCGCGGATCTCGTACGACACGGTCAGCCGGCCGCCATGCAGACGCACCGCGGTGATCTCGAACCGCTCTCCGTCGCACACCACGTGCCCGAGGCCGCTCATGCGTCCACCAGTTCGGGGAACGCTTCGTAGTTGTCGAACATCCGGATGAACTCCTGGGTGGCCGAAGGGAATCCGACCCAAGCCTTCAGAGCCGGGCCGCCTTCGTCGTCGCACCCGCTGCGCCAGTCGAAGGCGGTCACGTTGTCCGCGCCGACCGACACGAACAGCGAGTTCCCGCCGTCCGGGTCGATGCGCTTGGCCACGAACCGCGCGACGGGGCATTGGCACGGCTCCAGGCGTTCCCCCTTGATCCCTTCCGCCGTCAGGAACGCGGCGACCGCTTCGGCGTCCTCGAACGCGCCCAGTTCGCGCACCGCGTCGAGCACCTTGCGTGCGAACTCCTCCGGCGTCACGGCCTACTCCTCGACTACGGCGAGATCGGCGCCGCGGTACAGCGCGTCCCAGTTCAGCCGACCGTCGGCCAGCAGCACGGGGACGGGCGCCGGCTCGGCGGCCGAGGTCTGCTCGAACCCTTCCACGTCGCGCAGCACCGGGTGGCCGAAGTCCAGCACGTACCGTCGGCCGGGGGTCAGTTCGTACTCGCGGCCGTCGACCACCAGCACGGCCATCTGCGGCGCGGCGGCGCGGACCGTCTTGTCGATGAACTCGGTGTATCCGGCGTCGGCCTGAACCGGCGCCGCGCCCCCAGGCAGGTCGAAGATCGTGCCCTGCCCCTCCTGCGTCCACGTCTCCGCGGCGCCCTCCAAGGAGGCGTTCCACTCCTTCTCCGCGGTGGAGATCACCTCATCGCCGTTCAGCCGCTGCCAGTCCTCGCCGAGCCGGGCGGACAGAAGCTGGCCGATCGACTTGGCCGTGTGGACGCGGCCGTAGTTGTTCGTCTCCTTCAGCTGCTTCCAGGCGCGGGCCATGGCGCCGATCGCGTCCTGCCGCTCGGCCTGCTCCAGCAGCCACGGCCCGAACTTCTTCTTGCCGGTCTCGGTGCTCATCGGTCTTCCTCCCTGGCGGACTCGGCCGCTGCGGTGATCTGGTGTCTCAGGTCGATGGCGTGCGCCCTCTCGAACTGGTCGAGCAGGACGGCCGCCATCCGGTGCGCGGCGCACAGGTTCCGGTACCGCTCCTCGTCCTGCTCGTCCAGCCGGGCCAGCGTCGTGTGGTGCCAGCTGATCAGCTCGGTGCGGTGCGCGGGGTCGTCGTCCCAGCGCACCAGGATGTTGCCGTCCCGGCCGGAGCCGACGCACACGCCGTGCCGGATGACGCCGCGGTCGTTGACCGTGAACGGAACCTCGACCTTGACGCCGAGCTGCGCCCGCACCTGGTGCCCGAGCGCCGCCAGGGTCTGCGCCTCGTGCAGCGTTCCCGCGACGGTGGTGCTGAAGACGCCCTGCTCGCTGACCTGGACGGGGTACTCGGCGCCGTGAACGGTGATCTTCACTGGCCAGCCCTCGGGTACTCCAGCGCCAGCCCGCCGAGCTCCGCGACGTGCTTGACGTCGTAGAGCCAGGAGAAGGTCCCGACGGATACGGTCACGGTCGCCTCAAGGTGGTCGTTCTCCCACCCGGTCAGGTTGTTGCGGATACCGCCCGTCAGCATGTCCAGCACCTGCTCGGGCGTTGCACGGTCAAGCGGGACGTACTCACCGGTGATGCACTCGGTGCAGCCGCAGCCGAGCGGGTCGATGGCCGTGGGCTTCCTCACTGAGCTCTCCTTCTTCCCTGAACTGTTCACTTGTCCGCAGTCTACCGTATCGGCGCCTCTTGCAGAAGCCGCATGTCCGGATGCGCCATGGCGCGGCGGAACTTCGGCCCGTGCGTCCCGCCGTGCGCATTGTCGTCGACCGGGACCCACGCCCGGCACCGCCCCGCGCACGCGTCGTCGCACACGATCAGCTCGTAGTGCTCCAGGTCCGACCCCCACGCCACGACGGACGTACCGCGGTGTTCGCAGATGTGCGGGCACGGCCCGGCCGCGATGAGCCGGCGCTGCTCCTGCGGGTAGCCGGCGAACCAGTGGATCACGGTGTCCGGGTGGTCGATGCTCACGTGGCTGCCCATCGCTACTCCGTCCGAACGGCGGCGGTCTCCGTCCCGTCCTCGGCCGCCAGGATCTCGGCGCGCAGCACGGTGCGCACGGTGCGCTGCGCCTCCGCGGACACGCCGGCCTGCGCCAGGGCGGTGTCCAGCGCACGGTCCAGCAGTGCGATCTGCCGCTCTTGCAGGTCGAGGCCGCGCTGGTCCAGCCCGAGCCGCAGCGCCTTCTCCGCATGGACGCCGGCCTGGTCGGTCGCCTTGAGCAGCGCGCCGATCTCCGGGCGCAGGTGCAGGTTGCCGAAACCGTCGTAGTACGTCAGCTCCGGGTGCTCGGCCAGGGCGGCGTGCAGCCGGGAGGCCATGGCCCGGCTCAGCGCCATGATCCATTGCAGCGTCTCCCCCGGATTGCCGTACAGCTCGATCAGCTCGCGGTCGGTCAGCTCCAGCACGCTCTTGCGCGCCTCCATGATCGCCTGACGCTCGGCGGTGCGCCGCTGCGCCGCGCCCTGCGTGGTCGGCGCCAGCCCGCCGTGCATGCGGCAGACCGAGGCGCCCTCCACCGGCCCGTTCGCGCACTGCTCGCCGGCCCGGTTGTGGGCCGTGCACCGGTGCGACGGCGGCTTGCCCAGCAGGTCGGCCATCACGTCGTCCATGTTCCGGCGCTGCTCCAGCTCATCCATGTCCGACACGATACGCCGACATGATCGGCCGTCCATAGGGCGAAAAGGATCATGGAATCGGCAGCCGATCGATCGGCGTCCCGGACAGTCCTGGACAGCCGTCAAAACAACTCTCTGACCTGCACCGACGTACGTCTCGCATGATCCATCTGTTCGATTTCCCGAACACGATGTCGACCTAGAAAAGCGGATACGCTACTGACGTACATGGTGTTTGATCCATCTACACTGACGCACATCTCGCATGATCCATCTGATTTTGACGCACGTCTCGCCTTCCTCATCTGCTATGACGCTAACGAGATTGACACTAAAAACACATCCCTGTTCCCACTCCCTACTTTATCTGTTGTTGAAAAATAATAGGGAGAGGGGACCAGATACATAGGGGCCGAGTAGAGATTGTGCGTTCTAGCGTTAGTACCGTATACACTGCTGTCATGGCTACCAAGTATGAGATCGAGAATCGGAACGCCCGTCAGGACGCCGTCACCCTCGCCGTGCAGGAGAAGATCACGAAACCGTGGTGGGGCACGATGACCGAGCTGGTCGAGTTCCTCGCGGTGCAGCTGCCGTTCCCCCACGTGCTGACGCCGCGCACGCTGTCCGCCACCCTGGCGAAGTTGGAGGACGGCGGCTGGATCGACCACACCGTCCGCCACTGGCACACCGGCAAGGCCCGCATGGTCGCCCTGATCCCGCCCGGATGGCGGTGGGACAACGAGCATCGGCAGTGGGTCGTCAACGGCTCTCCAGTCCCTACTCAGGAGCCGTCCCAGACTGTCCCGCAGTAGTTGCGGACATCTTCCCGCCCGTGCGACATTGAGAACGGCCCGTCTTCGCCACGAGTCCAGCGGCGTGTCAGCGCCATGGCCCCTGCGGACTGGACGCACCGGTGAACGCGAAGTCCCCGCGACCGCGGTCCTGACAGACCCGATGGCGGGGACTTCGCTGTTGCCGCGGTCAGCCGCGCACCGCGGTCACGGCGGTGTCACCCGCACCACCCGCGAGCCGTCCCCCGCGCGCCCGCGCTCGATGCGCCACCCGATCGCGTTCAGGGCCTGCGTCGCGCGCTCCAGCCGGTCGGACAGCAGCCGGGGCGTCCAGTGCCGCCCCGGTTCGTCCTGAAGACCACCGTGCATCATCAAGTGCCCCAGCAGCTCGGTGGTGGTGCCCTGCCAGGTGCCGCGCACAGCCTGGCGCAGGGCGACGGCGACCGTGTCACCCTCGGCGATGTCCTCCAGCGCCGAGAACCGCCCCGCGCGCCACGCCCCCAGGGCGTTGGTGTGCCAGCGGCGGTCCACGGCCGCCACGATCTGCGAGAAGCGCGTGAGGCGGTCGGCGGCGTTGCTGCGCGGCAGCGAGAGCATGTCCCCGAAGATCTCCGCCGTGCGGTCCAGCAGCCACGCCAGGGCCGAGGGGTGCGCCAGTGCCCAGGTGGCCGCGACTTCGTCGTCGTTGCGCCAGGAGGTCAGCCGCGAGAGGCGGTGCATGGCGATCCGGTCCGCCAGGTCGCCCTCCAGCCCGCCGAGGGTGATGCCGTTGATCACGATCACGCTCTGGAACGCCGAGACGTACAGGTCGCCGTCGGTATATAGCGCGCGGTCCACCCAGCCGTCCCCGGAGGCGGCCTTGCACAGGGCGTCCGACCACCAGCGCGCGATCCCGGAGACGTTGTCCATCGGCAGCACGTACCGCCCGCTGGCGTAGGCCGCCCAGGTCTTCCCGTCCCGCGGGACCGGGAGCATGGCGGGGGACGCGTCGATCCAGTTCGACGTGATCTTCGTGGCACCGGTCTTCGCCGAGCCGGGCGGTCCGCTGATCACCTCGATCGGGTGCGTGATGCCGGGGAAAAGGGACGCGATGCGGCAGGCGACGTACAGGGCCCAGTCATCCACAGACGCGATGTTGATCAGGTCGCGGACCAAGTCCATGCCGCCGTCGTCCGTCGGAAGGGGCAGCTCCGCCGTCAGGGACGTCCTGGTGAACAGGACGGGCGGGCGGTCCACCACGCACCAGCGGCCGGGCTCCAGCATGACCGCCTTGCCGTCCGTGCGCCCCAGGTCGAGGAACACCGCGCCCTCGTGCCCGGCGATGCGCAGGTTCGGCGTCACCCGGCGCCGGCTCATCGCCGCGCCCTCGGCCAGGTTCAGCACCGTGGTCAGCGCCTCGGAGTTCGCGGCCCGGCCGGTCTGCGCGTACATGTCCGCGGCGAGGCGCTGGCGCATGCCGTTCGTGCCGCGCATCGGGATCATGACGGACGGGGTGTCGTTGCGCACCGCGAACAGCCGCCCGTCCGTGGCGCACGAGACGTAGTAGTCCCTTTGCAGGATCTGCATCAGCACGTCCACGGCCGCGATCTGGCCGTTCCCCCCTGCTCCGCTCATGCTGTCGCTCCCTGGCCGCGCAGTGCGGCGCGGCGGCGTTCCACCGCGCGCTTGAAGGTGTCGCCCGACATGTGCAGGGCGTTGGAGATCCGCGAGGTGACCGTGCCGGGCGTCTGCGCGACCAGGTCGACGATGTACGCGCGGTCCGCGTCGGTCACCGGCACCGCGTCGCCGTGCCAGATCCGCCAGACGGCCACCAGGTCCACCGGGCCCCAGTCCGTGTCCAGGGTCAGGCCGTCCGAGGCGACGCCGGGGTCGTGGACCGGCGGCGTGTCCGTGTGGGTACCCGCTGTTATGGTGGACATCGAGCGTCCTTTCCGATCAAGAGGGCTACGCTCACCCGAAGATCGACGCGGGTCCGCTGCCAACGGGCCCGCTCGACGGATGGCGCGGGTCATGCCAAACTAGCGCGCGCCGCCGAGACGTACGAGGGCCGCGGGAGACCGGGCTCTCGTGTGCAGGATTCCCGACAGGGCTGCGGTCAAGGAGGGGATGGATCGGTCCCGAGCGTCACAGACGCGAGGCGCCGGCCGGTTGCGCCGAACCGCGAGAGGCGCCCTTGCAGCCCGCGCAACGAGCGCGAGCGCCCCGTCCGCCCAACAGCCGGTCGGGGCGCTCGCCGTGTGCGGACCGATCACAGCAGGCCTTCGTCGACCAGGTGCTCGCGCACTGCGGCCCAGTTCTCCGAGACCGCCGTCAGCTCCTCGCGCTCGCGCTCCTCGCGGGCCAGCCGCTCTTGCCGCAGCCCTTCGTCCAGGTGCTCGCGGATCTTGCCGTCCACCAGGTCCGTCAAGACCTGCGGTTCCAGCGCGTCCAGCTCCCAGCAGTCGGTGCCGTACTGCTCGACGTAGGCGGCGAAGCGGCTGTCCGTGGCTTTGGCGTAGTTCGGCGGCGGGTCGTACTGCCGCACCTGGTCCATGGTCAGCGCGATGCGCTCGACGTAGCAGGTGCTGCCGAACAGGTACAGGCGGTCCTGGATGTCGCGCGGGATGTCAAGCCCGGTCGGGTCGTGGTCGCCCAGGTACAGGATCCGGGTCTTCACGCCGCGCCGCTCGAAGTGGCGCAGCCGCAGCGCGGCGTCGTGCACCAGCGAGTGCGAGGGGGAGCCCTTGCACGCGGTCCAGCTCACGTCCAGCGGCGCGGCGGCGCGGGCGACCACGTCGACCAGCGCGTCCTTCTCCACCCAAGCCTCGACGTGCTCGTTCTGCCCGTCCCAGTGCGTGATGCCGTACTGCGCCGCGATCGAGTCCAGCGCGTCGGCCGGGTCGCGCCAGCCGCCGTCGCCGCCCGCGCTCTCACGGCCGCGGTCCTCGATGTGGTCCCAGTCCACCAGGCCGGCCACGCGGCCGTCCGCGATCAGGTCGCCGAGCCACTTGTAGTTCTGCTGGCAGTTCTTCGTGCCGGTGCCGCTCGGGTTGCCGGGCGTGCGCTGCCCGTCGGTGAAGTACCGCGTGTCCGGGAACGCGTCGGTCGCGATGAACCGGTAGTACAGCTGCCGCAGCGTCAGGCGCAGCCCCTGCGCCGCGTAGGCCGCACAGATGGCGTCGGCCTGCCGCACGACCTCCAGCCCGGCGTCCGTGAACGACCGGTGCTCATATCTGATCTTGCTCATCGTGCATCCTCCCTGAACCCCTGTCGTGCTCACTGATGACAACTTAGTACGCGCCGCCTTGGCCGCGCAACCACGCTTCGCGCAGCCGCCGCTCGCGCTGCTTCTCCCCGTCGATGAATTTGCGGGCGCTCTCGCACAGGGTCAGCACCTCGCGCCACGGCATCCCGGAGGTGTCCCCCGCCTGCCAGATCGCGCGCAGCTCGCCCAGCACCTGCTCCGCAGGAAGGCGGCGGTGCAGCGAGCAGGCCGCGCGGTACAGCTCGCGGTTGCGCGCGCCGACCGGTGCGCCGCGGGTCTTAAGCTCCTCCAGGTCGACGTCCTCGCCGCTGTACGCGCCGCCCGAGGACGCCGGCCCGGCCGAGGCGATCCACGCCAGCAGCCAGGGCGGCGCGTCCGGCGCCGAGCAGAAGCAGCCGTCCGTCCACCGGTAGGGCACCGGGACCTGCTCCCCGGAGCGGTCGGTCATCACCGCCATCGACGGGGCGGCGACCACGAGGTTGCCGTCGCCGAGGATGTCCACGCCCGGCAGGATCCGGTTGCGCCCCGGCACCCGCATCCCGGCGGGCGTGCGCAGCCACAGGTGCACGCCGCCGGACGGGGTCGTGGACACGGCGGGCCCGCGCAGGCCGAGCCCGTGCTGCTGCATGAACCGCCACAGCTCGCCGGGCCCGTCGTCCCCGTGCTTCACGTCCAGGTCGAGCACGACCAGCCGGGACGGCGAGCCGCAGGCGACGCCGATGTTCGCGGCGCGGTCCTGCCCCCAGCTCCAGCGCACCGCGCGGTTGTCGATCGAGGCCCAGTGCACGCCGCCGGAGTCTCCCAGCATCCGGTGCGGGCGCTTGCGACCGCGGACCAGCGCCAGCACCGCATAGCCCTGGCCCTGGTAGCGCAGGGCGGCGGCGCCGAGCCCGAGCCGGCGCACCGCGGGATCGTCGGCGGCGAAATCCTGATGAGAACAGCGCATGTGCACTTCCTCCCTGACCGTTCGTGCCTTTTCAGTGTACGCTCTAACTGCGGACTAGTTCAGGGAGGAAAGACATGATCGTCATCAAGGACCATCGCGGTGAGATCGTCCGGAACGGCCAGTTCGAAGGCGAGCTGGTCGCCGAGGTGTCCACCGACGACGGCGAGCGCGCCCGGTGGATCGAGATCAAGCTCTACCGGCGCACTGACGCGGACGGGTGGATCATCCACCGCATGTCCGACTCGGTGCTCTACCACCACATCGACACCACCTGCCGCACCCCGAAGAGCGCGCGTCCGGGCCAGCCGATGACCGCAGCCGACTTGCAGGATGGCGCCGAGCCGTGCGGCAACTGCCGTCCGCCGGAGCCGGACGACATGCCGCCGGACCACCCGATCCGCATCGAGGTGGCCAGGAACGTCGTGCACCCCTGGAACACCGAGAAGCAGGTTGTGGACGACCTGGTGATGGACCGGCGCACCGGCACGCCGTACTGGTCGGAGCCGGTCATCGAGCTGGTGACCGCGGCCGGCATGCAACACCGCGAGTTCCTAGCGCTGCTTCCGACGGTGGATGCAATGGCCCAGTCGTACATGGACCGCGCAGAGGCACGGAGGCAGCCGTGATTCGCTACCTGCTGCACCGCGTGCGCCGGCACGACGCGACCGTGAACCTGCACGGGTTCCTACACGTCTACCACTGCTGGACGTGCAGCCGGAACTGGAACGGGCTACTGCTGCGCGGCGGCAAGCCGTGGGCGGTGTGAGATGGCCGGACAGAGTCTAGCCTGGCCGTCCTCGACCAGGCTCGTGTACGCGATTCCGAGCACCGAGGCACATCTGCTGCCGCTGTACGGAGACGGCAAGACCGTCATGTGCGGGAAGTACGTCACCTTTCTGCGGTGGCATGACGACGACCACGCCAAAAGCCTGCCCGTGTGCAGGGTCTGTCAGAGAGCGGTGTGACGTGTCCGGCGTACTCGACGGCGTGCAGCTGCGCCTTATCCGGTCGATCGACGACCTGGCGGAGTGCAAGCGGTGGGCAGGCGAGCGGCGCGAAGGTCCGTTGTGCTTCGACACGGAGTCGGCGGGCCTCTCGCCGTATCGGGACGAGTGCCGCCTGATCCAGATCGGCGACCTGCACACCGGGTGGGCCGCACCCGCGAAGCTGTGGGGCGGCGGCATTCTGGAGATCCTGCGGGACTACCAGGGCGAGCTCGGCGCACACAACAGCCCGTACGACTGGCGGGTGGTCAAGCAGTTCTCCGGGCTCAAGCTCAACTGGACGAAGATCCACGACACGCTGATCGCCTGCCACCTCTACGACTCGATCATGCCCCACGGCCTGAAGGCGGCGGGATCGCGCATGGTCGACCCGCGCGCCATGGCGGGGGAGAAGATCCTGAGCGAGGCGATGGCGGCGAACCACTGGACGTGGGCCACGGTCCCGGTCGACTACCCCGGCTACTGGGCGTACGGCGCGCTGGACCCGGTCCTGACCGCACACCTGTGGCAGAAGGTCGGGCCGAGCGCGACCGGGGTGTACGCGCAGGCGTACGACCTGGAGCGCGCCACGGTGCGCATCGCCGCGCAGATGATGGACACCGGGATGATGCTCGACGTCCCCTACATCGAGCGCTCGATCGAGAAGCTGCTGGACTGGGAGAAGCAGGCCGTGGCGTGGCTGCGCGGCGAGTTCGGGATCACCTCGGTCAACTCGGCCGCGCAGATCGAGCGCGCGTTCCACTCCCTCGGCATTCCGACGCTCGCGTGGACGAAGACCGGGCAGATGTCGATCGACAAGGACACGCTCAAGCTGTACGCCCACATGTTCCCGGCGCACCGCAGGCTCATCGAGACGATCTCCGGCGCGCGCAAGACCGACAAGATCGTCAATACGCACCTGCGCAAGTTCCTGGACCTGCGCGACGCCGACGACGTGATCCACCCGACGATGAACACGATCCAGGCGCGCACCTCCCGCCAGTCCGTGACCGACCCGCCGATGCAGACCTTCGACCGCGACGTGCCGATGATCCGCGGCGCGTACCGCCCCAGGCCCGGCAGCGCGTACGTGACGGTGGACGCCGACCAGATCGAGGCCCGGCTGTGCGCCCACTTCAGCAGCGACCCCGGCATGATCGAGATGTTCCACCACGCCGAGCAGACCGGCGTCGACTTCTTCCGGCTGATGGCCGGGCGCATCTTCCAGACCGAGCCGGAGAAGATCGACAAGAAGGACATCCGGCGCCAGCTGACCAAGAACTCCACCTACGCGAAGATCTACGGGTCCGGCCTGGAGAAGATGGCGCTCACGGCCGGCGTGCCCGTCGATCAGGCACGCCCGGTGTACACCGCGTTCGGCCAGCTGTATCCGGGCCCGGACCGGCTGATGGCGGAGATCACGCGCAAGTGCCGCGCCGAGGAGAACGCCGGCCGCCGCGGCTTCGTGACCACGCCCACCGGCCGCGTGCTGTACACCGACCGCGGCAAGAGCTACGCGGGCCTGAACTACAAGATCCAGGGCCACGCGGCGGAGATCCTCAAGCAGAAGGTGGTCGAGCTCGACGCGGCCGGGTTCGGCCCGTATCTGCGCCTGACCATCCACGACGAGGTGCTCGCCGAGTTCCCCCGCGAACACGCGCTCGAAGGCCTGGCCGCGATGTCCCGGATTCTGACCGACCGCACCACGTACGCAGTCCCGATCACCTGGGACGGGAAGGTTCTGGAGGAGCGATGGGTGAAGTCGTGAACGGCTTCGGACAGAAGCTGCCGTGGGGCTACGATCCGCAGATGTCGGCCGCCGTCGCCAAGGCGGAGGATGCGGTGAAGACCACCGGTCCGCGCAAGCTTCTGGAGTGGGCCATCGTTCAGTACATGGACGAGCACTACCCCAGCTACGGCGTCAAGCGCTGGTCACCGCCGCCGAACCTGCGGCTCGAACTGCACCCGAGCACGCATCATCTGATCAGACAGGACCCTGACTTCGAGTATCCGGGGTCCGAGATCTCCGAGAAGCTTCAGATACCTATGAAGATCAACCGAGATCTGGGCGAAGGCGAGTGGCGGCTTGTCGTCGTCACCGAGGATGTCAAGACCGAAGGAAGGCTCTCGTGAAGTACCCCGGCGCGCAGACCGACATGAAGCTGCACGAGGGCGAGGAGTGGAAGGTTCCCGTCGACCCGCACGGCCAGCCCTTCAGCTACTGGGTCGAGGACCAGGACGCGGACGGCGACGCGGTGCGGCTGATGGAGAAGGCGTGGAACGCCGCACCGCACCACTTCGCCACGCTGCGGCGCATCGGCTGGATCGACCAGAAAGGCCGGGTGTGGACGAAGATCCCGCCGTCCGACGGCTTCGACGGCGGATCGCTCACCCCGCTGCTGATCGACGCGAGGGACTGACATGTTGCCGCCGGCTGTGATGTGGATCGATCCCGGCGGGATGACCGGCCTGGCGACGCTGACCGACGGACGGGACTTCTGGACGGACGAGTTCCCGCCCCAGCAGGCCGGGCACATCGTCGAGGCGTTCTGCGAGCGGTGGAACTACGGCGGCGTGATCGGATGGGAGAGGTTCCACATCGGTCCGCAGACGCACAAGCTCACTCAGGAGCCGGTCCACCAGGCCATCGAGATGATCGGCGTGGTCCGGTACCTGGCCACCGGGCGCCACGTGCGGATCCTCACCCCCGCCGCGCCGGACGACCGCAAGAGCGCCAGCCGGGCCATGCTCGGTGCCCTGGGCGTCTGGCCGGCCGGAAAGGACGATGCGCAGAGTGCGACACAGCACCTGGTCGCATGGCTTCTGCGGACGGGGAGCCTGCCGACCGCATGGCGTGCTACGCTCGCAACTGCTGACATCTTGAGGTAGTCGGCACGCAGGATCAGGGAAGAGAGGCACGGCCGATGGCGTGGGCTGAGATCATCAACGGCAAGCTGACGATCGGGTGCAGCCAGGTGGAGAACCACCTGGCCACCCAGGTTCCCGGCTGCAACTTCGACAAGAGCTCGAACACCTGGCACGCGCCGCTGTCCTGGGCGACCGTCGTCACGGTGCACATGCTGTGGCACGGCCAGGAGCTGGACGTCGGCCCGGACCTGGCGGCATGGTCCAAGAACGCGTACGAAGACGTCGTATACGCCTGGTCGCTGCGCAGCCAGCTCGGCGACCTGCTCCTCGACGACGCCGAGGCCGCGCTGCTCGACGAATTCGACGACAAGAGCGAACCGTTCCCGGACGGCAGGCCGCGTACGCTCTATCCGTTTCAGCGCGCGGGCGCCTACTACCTGTACAACCGCCGGTCCGCGGTCCTCGGGGACGAGCAGGGCAACGGCAAGACGCCGCAGCTGATCCGCGCGCTGCAACTGGCCGAGGCCCTCGGCCCGGACCCGCTGCCCGCGCTGGTCGTGTGCTCGGTCGCGGCGATCCGCAACTGGGAGCGCGAGCTGAACCGGTGGGCACCGCAGCTGCGCACGGTGGTGGTCGACGGCACGGCGCTGCGCCGGCGCCAGGCGATCGAGCGCACCGACGCCGACGTGTGGATCATCGGGTGGCCGAATGTGAAGGCGCACACCCGGCTGGAGGCGTATCCGGGCACCCGGTTCATCCGGTGCAAGGCGTGCGGCGGTATCGACGAAGGCATCCCCGCGGCGCGCTGCGAAGTCCACCTGAAGGATCTGAACCAGACCGGCCGGCCGTGGCGCACGGTGATCGCCGACGAGGCGCACCGGATGCAGGACGCGCGCTCCAAGCAGACCCGCGCGCTGTGGTGGCTGCTACACCAGGCCGAATACCGCTGGCTGGCCACCGGGACGCCGATCGCCGACAACATCGGCCAGCTCTGGCCGCTGCTGCACGGCTTGGACACCGCCACGGCTCCGTCCCGCAGCCGGTATCTGGACCTGTTCGCCGTCAAGGAGCACAACTTCCACGGCGGGGTCACCGTGCTGGGCATCCGGCCGGAGACCGCGGAGACGTTCCACTCCTTCGTGCAGCCGATGATCCGGCGCATCCCGCGCAAGGTCGCGCTGCCGTTCCTGCCCACGCGCCTGGAGCCAGTCTTCCGCTATCCGGCGATGAGCCCGGCCCAGAAGCGAACCTACGACGCGCTGCGGAAGCAGGCCGTCGTCGAGCTCGAAGGCCAGCTCATCGTTCCGCCGAACACGCTGGTGACCTTCTCCCGGCTGTGCCAGCTGGCATCCGCCATGCTGGAGGTCGTCGAGGGCGAGGACGCCGAGGGGTTCACCCTGCCTCTGCCGCGCATGACCATGCCGTCCTCGAAGGTCGCCGACCTGCTCGACTTCCTCGAAGACGAGGAAGGCCAGCTGGTCGTCGCGGCCAACTCCCCGCAGTTGGTGGCACTGGCCGAGAAGGCCCTGGCCGCCAAGAAGATCACACATTGCAAGATCGTCGGCGGGATGAGCGCGGACGACATGGACCAGGCGGTCACCTGGTTCCAGCGCGGCGACTGCCGCGTCATCTTCATCACCGCGGCCGGGGCGGAGTCGGTCACGCTCACCGCCGCACACACGATCTTCTTCATGCAGCCGGATCCGTCGTGGCGCTCGCGCGACCAGAAGATCTGCCGCATCGACCGGATCGGGCAAGAAGGCCACCCGCAGGGCGGTGTGCGCATCGTCTACTCGATCACCCCCGGCACGGTCGAGGAACGGCTGTTCCAGCTCGGCGAGGAGAAGGGCGAGCGCGCCGCGCAGGTCACCCAGGACGCGAACCTGCTGCGCTGGCTGATCAAGGGCGAGGAGAGCACCGAGACGCAGGCGGAGCAGCTGACGATCCCGGAGACCGACGATGAGCAGCAGTGAGATGCAGGGCGGTTGGGTTCTGGACATCTCGTTTCCGCGTCCGTACAGCGGTGTTGACGTGCAGGTGTCCGCCAGTGGCTATCTGGTGATCACTATTCCGTTTGAAAGTGAAGAGTCGGCGAATGCCGCCCGCAGCGAGATGGAAGTGAGCGTCGTCCCCGGATATCGGGTGATCGCCGGAGAAGTGGTGAAGGGAGAGCAGGGAAGATGTTGATCTCGCAGTCGGAGATCTATGCGTGGACGCGGTGCCGTAGAAACTGGTATCTCACCTACTACCTGGGCTTCGTGCCCGCCGACGAACCCCCGGTCGGCAACCGCCAGCTCGGCACGCGGGTGCACACCGCGCTGGAGGCGTACTACGGCTACCAGCTCGACCCGGTCGCGGTGCTCGCGCTGCTGTACCGGATCGAGACCGCCAAGGCACCCGAGTTCGCGGCCGAGCTGTCGGCCGAGGCGAACCTGGCCGAGGCCATGGTCTCCGGCTACCTGGAGTGGCTGGCCGAAGAGGGGGCGGATGCCGACTTCGAGACGGTGGCCACCGAGACCGACATCCGCGTCGATCTGCCCGGCGTGCCCGGCGTGCAGCTGCGCGCCCGCATGGACCAGGTGGCCCGGCGCATCTCCGACGGCGCGCTGTTCTTCCGCGACTACAAGACCGGGTCGACGTTCGAGCTCGCCGAGCAGCTGCGGCTCAACCCGCAGATGAAGTTCTACACGCTGGTTCAGCACCTGGCCTCGCCGCCCGACGGTCCGAAGCTGGCCGGCTTCACGATCGACACGCTGCGCCGGGTCAAGCGGACCGCCAAGGCCGAGCCGCCGTTCTACCGGCGCGACCCGTTCGTCTACACCCCGGACGAGATCACCGCTACTCTGCGCCGGGTGCAGTCCGTTGCTTCGGAGATCGTGCAGCACCGCGCGATGCTGGACGACATGTACCGGCGCACCGGCGGCGCGCTGGACGTGGTCGACAGCGTGCAGCAGTCCGTGCTGCGACCCACGCCGATCCTGTCGGACTGCAAGTGGTGGTGCCCGGTGCGAGAAATCTGCCCGATGATGGATGACGGCAGCGACTGGTCTGGTAGTCTTGTCCGCAGTGGGAGGTTCCGCCAGGCGGACCCCTACGAGTACTACCGGGACGACGCGCTCCGCACGATCAGGGAAGAGATGGCGAAGATCTGATGACTGAACCGACAGCGGAATCCGGTTCCAAAGGCTGGCTCGTGGACGCCCTGGAGACCAGTGCCGAACGCCAGCGCCAGCTCTCGGACATCACGCTCCGCATGACCGCCGCAGAGGCCCGACACAAGCGGGTCCGTGACAGCATGTCGACGGCTCTCGCCGCGGTGTTCACCCTGGCCTTCCTCTTCGGCCTGGTTATGGGCGCCCTCGCGATGTGGAACGCGGTCGTCGGATGACCGTCCAGCCGTACCAGCAGCAACAAGTCGCCCCGGCCTTCAACCAGCAACCGATGCGGCAGCTGCGTCGCAGTGCTCAGGGCCTGTCGTTCCTGCTGCACGGTCTGCCGAAGGCCGGCAAGTCCAACTTCGCCGACTCCGGCCCGGCGCCGCGCTTCGTGCTCGACGTCGAGGGCTCCTCCTACTGGACCCCGTCCCGGAAGATCTACTGGGATCCGATGCGCGAGCCGGTGCCGCAGCCGGACGGGAGCTGGGAGACCGCGATCGTGCTCGTGCGCGAGGCGCGCGTCGTGATGGAGGTTTACCGGGTCCTCAACTCCGGCCAGCACCCCTTCAACTCCGGCGCCATGGACTCCGTCACCGAAGTGCAGCAGCGGGTCATCGACGATCTGGCCAGGGGCCAGCAGATGGACCGCGACAAGTGGGGTGCGCTGCTGCGCCAGGTCAACACCATGGTCCGGGCATACCGCGACCTGATCACACACCCCGTCAAGCCGCTGTGGACGATGACCTTCGTCGCCGGCACGCACCTGAAAGAGGGCCGCTGGCGGCCGTTGGTCCAGGGCCAGGCGCAGGACTACCTGCCCTACTACGTGGACGTGCTCGGATACCTGGGCGCGGAGCGGGACGGTACCCGGCTGATGTTCATCGGGCCGCACCCGCAGTACGAGACCGGTGAGCGCCTGGGAGGGCGTCTGCCGTACACCATGAGGATCGGGGATCCCTCCCACCCCGGCTACACCGCAGAGAGCATGCTCGCGCAGGTTCTCCAGGGAAGAAGGAGTTAGACGTGGCACAGTACGACTTCGGCACGCTGTACGGCCAGGCGGACAGCTCGATCTTCGTTTACGAGCCCGGTGAGGTGGACGCCGTGGTCGAGGCGTCCACGTGGGGTCGCACGAAGGACGGCACCAAGGGGCAGTGGGACGTGCGCTTCCGCACGACGACCGGCGCCAACGCCGGCCGCGCGCAGCTCAAGACGCCGATCACGATCAGCGCGGACAACCCCCAGGCGCTCGGGATCATGTTCCGCCACCTGGCGGCCATGGGCATCCCGGTTCCGGACCCGAACAACCCGCAGCAACAGCCGTTCTGGGCGCTGGGCTGGAACGAGGAGCAGGTGGCCCAGGCGATGATCGGCAAGCCGGTCCTGCTCAAGATCACCGTCGAGGAATGGGAGGGCGTCCAGCGCAACAAGGTGCGCGACATCCGGTCGCCGCGCCCCGGCGCCCCGACCACCTGGCCGCAGTTCCAGCAGCCGCAGGCCGCCGCGCCCGGCTACGGCGCGGCGCCGGGTTATGGACAGCAGCCGCAGTTCCCGCAGCAGCAGCCGCAGGCCTACGGTCAGCCGCAGTTCCCGCAGCCCGGATATCCGGCCGCCTCCGCGCCCTACGGCGGTCCGCAGCAGCCCGCTGCGGCGCCCGCGCCTTCCGCACCGTGGCAGCAGCCGCAAGGCGCTCCTGCGGTGAACGGTGGCCAGCCCGGAGGCAACCCGGCCCTGCCGCCGTGGGCTCAGCCGCCGGTTCCCGGCCAGGGCGGCGTCGGCGAGTTCACACAGCAGGGTCAGAGCTACCAGCCCTCCACCGCGCCGTTCCCCGGAGCGCCGCAGCAGAACGCGCCGCAGCCGCAGTACGCCGCGCCGCAGCCCTTCCAGCAGCAGCCGCAGGCCGCCGCGCCCGGCGCGATGCCCTGGAACGGACAACAGCCCGGAACCGCCCCGCAGGCCGGTCCCGCCGACCCGCAGGGGGCTCCTCCTCCGCCCTGGGCTCAGTGATACTGGCCCTTGCGCGGGCACAGACCCGGCTGCGCGCGAGCTCCTCTCCTCCCCCGCCGAGGAGCCGCGCAGCCGGGGACGCCCGTCCCTCGCCTCTCCGGTAGTAGGCGATCGGACGGGCGAAGAGGGCCTTTCGTCGCTCTGGAGACGGCGAAAGGCCCTCTTTCGCGTTCGGGCTTGTGGGCACCTTCACCGGAATGCTAAGTTGTCATCAGTAAGGCACCGCACCGAGCGGCCCGAACGAAGGAGATCAGGGAAGATGACCGTCCAGCTCACCGCCCGCAACGCCAGCGCCCAGGAACTGCTGAACATCCTCAACTCGCAGAAGGCGCACAAGCTCGACGTCGTTGCGCCGTCCCGCGCGATCTGGAGCCGCAACGGCCAGCTGGTCGTCGGCGGCACCGTCGCCGAGATCACCGAGGACGGCGTCACCCCGGTCGCGGGCACCTACAGCCTGACGGAGATCGCCGACCGCGGCCTGGCGGACAAGCTGGGCATCGGCCAGACGTACTTCCGCCGCATGCGCGAGGCGGGCCGCACCGACCTGATCGACGGCAACGTCAACGGCTGGCTGCACGGAAACAAGGTCGACGGCAACGTCGTGCACCCGGCCGACGACCGCGCGTTCCTGCTGCGCCTCTTCCGCGGCGACGAAGGGCAGCCGGGCGTGGCCCGCGCGATCCTGTCCGACCGGTTCAACCTGTCGATGGACAACCTCGACATGCTGATGGCCGTCACGCAGGGCATTCAGGCCGCCGGTGTGCAGCCGGTCGTCAACGTCTCGGACCTGTCCGAGTCCCGGATGCGCGTGCGGTTCGAGTTCCCCGACGTGTACGCCCGCGCCGAGGGCCTGCTGGAGGGCTACCGCACCCCGTTCACCGGCACCGACCGCGGCCCGCAGCGCGCCGGACACCGCGACCTCGCGGCGCTGCGCGCCCAGTACGGCGACCACCACATCTTCAACCGCGGCGAGGAGCCGATCGCGTACATGGGCCTGGACTTCGACAACTCGGAGACCGGTTCCGGCGCCTACAACCTGACCCCCGTCGTCGTGCTGGTGCGCTGCACGAACGGCTGGACCGACGTACGCCAGGGCATCCGCAAGGTCCACCTGGGCAAGGTCCTGTCCGAGGGTGTCATCAAGCCGTCCGTCGACACCGTGCGCGCCGCCGGCCAGCTGATCAAGTCGGAGACCACCGACGCCGTCACGCAGTGGCTGACCACCGACTACCTCGCCGGTCTGATCAAGGGCTTCGAGGAGAAGGCCGCCGTCGAGATCGCCACCCCGACCGAGACCGTCCCCAAGGTCTGCACGGGCCTCGGCCTGACCGCTGACGAGGCCAAGAGCGTCCTGGACTTCTTCATCCTCTCCGGCCAGCCGACCGCGGGCGGCGTCGCCAACGCCATCACCGCCTACGTGCAGACCGTGCAGGACCCGGACCGGGCGTACGAGCTGGAGCGTCTCGCCGTTCCCGCCCTGGAGGCCGTCGCCGCTCGGCGATAGCCTGTAGTTGACCGCAGGGCCGTCGTCTCCCCACGGGACGGCGGCCCTGCATGTACACGAGAGGACGACGCGATGCCACCCGTCGGGAAGCTGTACGAGATCAGGGACGACCTGGCCGGATTCCAGGCCCTGGCGGACATCCTGACGGACAGGTACGCCATCGATCCGCCGCTGGACCGCCGGCGTATCCGCGACTGGTGGAACCGCGGCACGCTCAACGCCGCCGGCGAGCACTTCCCGCAGCCGGTGGAGACCACGCACAAGAACGAGGACTCCGGCCGGGCCTACCGGTGGTTCCGGGTCGCGGAGGTCGACGCCTGGTTCAGCCGCGGCGTGCCGGGGCCGCGAGGATCCGGCTGGAAGTTCTACACCGCGACCGAGAACTCTGCTAAGCTGTAGTTGTCATCAGTTAGACCGCAGGACCGGATCAGGGAAGAAGATCGAGATGACGTATAGCGAGACTGCCCGCAGCATCTGCCAGCCGCGCGACAAGCAGGCCAAGGCCGCGCCGGTGCGCACCGGCCGCGCCGCGCGGATCCGCGTCGGCACCTACGACAGCCCGGCCCGTCGCCGCGACGTCCTGCTGCGCCTGGCCGACCGCGTCAACGCCGCGGCGGGCATGGTGACCGTGGCCGGCGAGCTGCGCGCCCGCGGCGCGAGTGACGACCTGGTGCGCCGCTACGCCAGCCCGGTCGGCCGCAAGACGGCCGAGGTGGCTCGGGCGACCGGTGTGCGGACCGAACAGACCGCCCTGGCCGTCGCCGGACGCAGGCTTGTCCCGGCGTTCGGATACTCGGCCGACTGCCGCGAGCTGGTCGAGGGCGTCATCGACGTCTACGAGCTGGCCGACCCGGACTCGCCCGTCAAGGGCCGCAAGGCTCCGCGCATCCACCTCACCGACCTGATCGGCGGCTGAGATGTACGCCGAGACTCCGGCTGCTCAAAAGCTCAGGTACGCGAAGGCCCGTCATGCGGCTGTCGATAATCTGCGTGCGCACGGACTGGTGATCGCACGTCCCTGGAGCCTGTCCGACCTGCACCTGTTCGCGGTCTCGCAGCTGCTGGACAAGCTCGACGCGATCGTCGAGGACGTCTCACCGAGTTCAGGGAAGTGATATGAAGATCGGAATCAAGTTCGCCGCCGTCCTGCTGACGGCCGCTGTCAGCGCGGCATGTGCCTACGGTCCTTCCGGCGGCCACCGCAACCCGGCTCCGGCGCCGTCGCAGGCGGCGCCCACGCAGAACAGCGACTGCCGCGGGTACACCTGGGATCCGCCCGGCTGCCCCGACTCCACCGCCGGCGCGCACCCCTCGGTCGCCGTATCGGCCAATCCGCAGCCGACCAACCCCGGCGTCGGCCAGGTGTCCGGCGACTGCCACTTCAGCATCAAGGCGCCGTCCGGAGACACCACGGGCGACACGGGACTGCGTCTCAAGAGGATGTCGTCGGTTCTGGTCGAGGTCGTGGGCATCGTGTACGGATGGTGCTCCGACACCGTCCACGATTTCACCATCGACCTGCACATCTACGCGGCGCCCACCGGCGACGCCAGCGGCGACTTCACCAAGGACCCGAAGGCTTTCGAGGTGAAAAGCAGGACTGGAGTCCGCACGCCGGTCCCCGGACCCGTCCCGGTCCCGTACGCCATCACCGCGCAGTGCCTGCCCGGCCTGGAGTACCAGCTGGTCTGGTTCGTCACGGCGTACGACTCGGCGAACAACCTGATCGGCAGCCGGTCCCATCCGTACGGCGGCCGGGTAGCCGAGTTCACCGCCGAGCAGTGCGGCGTGCAGAGCCGCTAGGACGTCCAGAGCGGAACCGGGTGGCGGCCTTCCTCCTGCCACCCGGTTCTTTTACGCCTTGCGCACGTAGCCGTGGCTGACCAGCTCGGATGCGTTGACCGAGGAGAGGCGCACCCTGTCGCCGACCATGCGCTGCTCGCCTTCGATCGCGATCGGCCGGATCACCTCGTACTCGGCGTCCGTCTCCACGCCTTCCTCGGCGTTCTCCTCAGCGGCCGTCTTAGCCGACGAAGCCCGCTCGGCGGCGGTGCGCCTCTTGTCCGGGGATGCTGTCGTCTTCTTCGCTGCGGTCATCGGAACCTCCCTGTGCGCTTACCGGCAGGCAGCCGGTAAGCGGATCGGCGCGTGGATCGAGTGCAGGCGGTCTCTCGGCTACCCCGGCCGACGCCGGTACGTCGCGGCCGAGCAGCGCGAGCACGTGGCGCACCTCGACGTGCCGCACCCCAGAGGCGAGCAACGTCTCCATGGCCGCCGCAGTACGGTCGATCAACTGGCTGCTCTCTCGCCTGCTCATACCGGCCATGCTAGCCGCCGTCTACGCATTGTCATCTGTGCAGGCTCGCGTAGACACCCACCGCGGTCCCCGCAGCCACCGCCAGTGTCGTGATCACCGCGAGGAACTTCTGCCACGGCGACCATGATGCTTCACTCTTCGCCCGTGCATCCCGATCTGCTGTGCGCCGGGTGCTCTCCTGCTGCCGCAGCGCCTCGGCCGTCGCCACCACCGTGTCCGCCGCAGCCCGCGCAGTGGCGATGACCGTGTCCAGACTGGCCTGCATGTCGCTCGCCAGCTTCTGGAGCGACAGCTTCACCTCGGCGAGCCCGCCCACACCGCGGTCGATCGACCCGTTGATCGCTCTGAGGTGGTTCTCGTGCTCGACAAGCCGAGCCTCGACTCCACCCTCACGCCGCCCGCGGTCGAACGCCTCCTGCGACGACTCACTCCCGGTGGTCATCGACTGTGTCCTTGTCCGCCCTGATCAGGTTGGTGTCATCCCTTCGGCGCCCGCGCGGAGTGTCATGCTGCTGGACGCGGTAGATCCACCGGATGCGGTAGAGCTCGATCGACCCGGCCAGGTACAACGACCCGGTGTAGTACCAGGCGAAAAAGTTATTGCTGACGTTGATACCGAACAGTAGATGAAGAATGGTAGGCAGCAACAGCAGTGTGGTGGCGGAAGAGAATGCGATCATGCCGCGGCCCCAAGGGTTCCTCCACCAGGGTGCGAGCATGGTGTACACGGTGATGTAGGCGACCGAACAAATGAACGAGTAGTAGAAACCCGACTCCAAGAAGTCGATGACCACGCTGTCTCCCCCCTTCATGCCTTTCGTCCCTCATACCCTTCACGCAGCGCTTGTGCCACACGCTCCCCAAGATGATTCACCCTTTGCATCTCATGGAGCCTTACTATCAAACGCTGCACCTCAGGCTCTCGCGCCCTCGCCTCGGCCACCCTGAGCTTCGCGGACGCCTCGGCGTCCACGGCCTCCCGCAGGTTCTCCCGGTCCACCTCCTGCTGACCGGACTCGTCCTTTCTACTTCTCCGCAGACGCAGACGCATCCGGTTCCTCCTTGGGCGCGAGAGGGAGCGCGGAGATGATGCGGTTGCTGGCATAGCCCAGGTCAAGTAGGTGCTCGGCGTGCTTTGCATCAATTCTGCGTGCCTCCTCGCTGTACTCGTAGGCGCTGCGCCAACGCGAGGTTTCGGCGTTTGCCTGCGCCACTCGCTTCTCGGCATCCTCCCGGACGTCTTTGAGCTGCTTGTGCCAGACGAGCTTCCCAGTGACGATCAAAACCACGATTAAGGTGACCAGTGCGCCCGCACTGGCTTGGAGTGCGGAGGTTCCGAACCCGAACATCCTCAGTACACCTGCTGCACACCGGCGAACAGTGCCGGAATCTCGGGTGACCCCTGAATCTTCGACCACACGTCGTAGCTCTGTCCGGAGGTCAGCGTAACGACGCCGCCCGGACCCACAAGACACTGTGCGACATAGCCCTTGATCGTGGTACCGGTCAGCCAGCTGGCCGTGTACCAGGTGACCGGTTGCGCGGGCATGGCCGGTACACCACTGGAGATCGGGAACGCCATCTGCACGGCCAGAGGCGCCGTGGTCGGATTGATGGACGTGCCCGCCAGATCCGAGGTCCACAGGACGTTGACCTCTTGCAGGCTGATTGCGGCGATCGGCGTGAATCGGTCCATGAGCGCCACCCTCCATCTCGGGCCGGCCGCCTTAGCCGCCCATCTCGGTTGCTGTGGAACGGCACGCCACCGCGGCGGCATCTTGCCGACCCGCCAGGACACCGTGCCCGTGACACCGGGCGGAGGCAGGGCCAGTGCGTCGGCGCCATGGCCGGAGTCTGTTGCGGCCGTGCTGAGAACGACGACGTCGAAACCGGATCCGGCATCCGTCAGCGTAAGGGACTGCGCGGTGACCGACAGGACGTCTGCGCCCGCGCCGGGCTGGGTGAAAGCCACGACGACCGCGGCCGAGTCGGCGCCTGCGGCCGTCTCGGCGAACACGGCCGCCGCCGCAGCCGACTCGGCTGCGGACCCCGCGTCGGCCAGCGTGACCGCAGTCGAGGCCGAATCGGCTCCGGATCCGCTGTCCGCCGACTGCACCGAGACGACGATCGTGTCCGATCCGGCGCCCGAGTCGGTCAACGAGACGGGCAGGGCCACCGCCACCCCTGGCGAGAGCAGCTGCGGAGGGATCGCAGGCGCAGCGGCGGCTGGGCGCATCGGACTGAGGATCAGCGCACTGATCTGACCGGTGAGGGCGACCGACAGTGTGTCGGCTCCCGTCCCGGTCTCGGACAGCCCGGCCGCCGCGGCGACGAACAGGGTATCGGATCCGGCTCCAGCGTCGGGCAGGGAGGGTGTACCCGGAGGAACGGCTGCCAGGGGTTGGATGAGGGGGGCGGGACCGGCTATCGGCGGGGTCGAGCCTCTCGGAGCGGTGATCAGCCCTGGCAGGAAGCTGGTGAGGACGGCCGCGAGCGCGTCCGACCCTGCGCCAGCGTCGAGTAGCGCAACGGTGTTCGCCTGCGTGTCCGTTCCGGACCCTGAGTCGGCGAGCGGTGTGACGACGGAGAGCGCGTCAGATCCCGACCCCGCGTCGGGAAGGGCTGTCGGAACCGCCTGGGGCTGCATGAGCGCGGGCGGTGCGGCGGCAGATGACAGAGGTCTGCTCGGCGGAGTGACGAGCGGTTGGCGCAGCCACGGCAGGACGTTGAGGCTGTCCGATCCGGCGCCCGAGTCGGTCAACGAGACGTTGACTGCGGCTGCGTCGGACCCGGACCCGGTCTCGGTGAACGCGGGCGCCAGATTGCCTGGCGGCGGGAACAGCACGGGCTCGACGGGTGGCGTGACGAGCGCCTGTGTCGCGGGGGTGCGCAGGACCGGCAGCGCAACCGCCGGAGCGGACGCGGCGGGTTGGAAGGCCACCGAGACCGCGCCGCAGAACGTGGTCGAGCCTGTGGAGGTCCAGGCGTTCGTCTCTGCGCCGCCGGCGGAGTTGCCGTAGGCGACGACGACGTTTGCGTCGGCGTTGTTGTTGACGGACTTGTTGTCGACGCTCCAGCCACCGGTGACGGAGGATGTTTCGGGTCCGCCGTCGTCGGCGAACACGGTGACGAAGAACTCGCCGGACGCGGTGTCCGAGTACGACGGGGTGCATGCGCCGGCGGATCCGAACGCACTGGCCGCACTGCCGTCGGTGGTTACCTGGATTCCGGAGACCTCGGCAATCCAGAGGCTGCCGACGACCGATGAGCTGAACTTGATCGTGATCGTGGGTTTGGTGCCCACGTCTCCGGACGGCGTGGCCACGGCGTAGAGCGCGCACTCGCCGTGGCTGTTGTTGTTGCCGAGGTTGACGACTTTGATCAGGGAGAAGTTGTTCAGCGCGCCGTCTTGGACGCTGTTGATCGTGCCTGCGCCGGACTGTCCGACCGCGAACAGCAACACCGTGCCTGCGGTGAGGTTGGCGGTGGTGTACGAAAGCGTCCACGTGTTCGACGCGGCCGTGACGGTGTTGCTGTTGGATTGCAGGACTGACCAGGACACGGCCGCCCCCGACTAGTTCAGCGATCCACGGTCAGCGGCGTACCCGCTTCCGCGCTCGGTACGTTCCGCTGAGCCATGGCCGGTCCTCCCTAGCTGAGAGGGCCGATGACGACGCGCTGGCTCGTCCCGAACTTGTACGTGCCCGGCGTGACGTATCCGGACGGCGGCGCCGTCAGCTGGCCCGTGTTGTACAGCTGGTAGAGCGCTTCGGCGTCGGCCGACGCGTTGAGGGCGGCTTGCGCGGATGCGGCGTCCATGCCCGCGGCCACCAGGTCAGCTGAGGAGTAAGCGCTGATCCATTGGTACAGGTTGTTGCAGTCGTCCAGCGCGTTGCGCAGTGCGAGCAGCTTGGACTGGACGTTGTTGACGATGTACTGCGCGGTGATTCCCTCGGGGAATCCGATGCCTGACATGGGCTCTCTTCTAACGGAGGGAGGAGCGCGGACGGCTTACTCGGCGACCTTGATGTAGCAGTCATAGGTGACTGCCTGTGCGGAGATTTGCCAGAGCACGATCGTGTTGATCGTCGCGCCGGCCCACATGGTGAACTCGCCGGGGTTCCAGGTCCAGATGATGCCGGCTCCGGCCACGGCCTGAAGGTCGGCGCGGCGCCGGAACGTGCCGGGTGCGGTCGGCGCGGTGCCCCAGGTGGCGGCGACCGTGGTGTTGCCCGCGATGGTGTCGAAGGTGTTGGTCGCCTGCACGGTGGAGATCGTGCCCGGCGTCACGCCGATGGCTGCGGGCTGGCCGAGGCCGATCTGCGCGACACCCGCACCAGGGGTGTTGAGGAAGACGCCGACTTCGCGGATCTCCGGCGGGCGCTTTCCGGCGGCGAGCGTCGCAGGGATGATCTCGATGAAGGGTGCTGCCGCGGCGCCGGTGGTCTTGGTCCACCCGACTTCGTAGAGGTGCTCTGCCATTGCCGTTTCTCCCTAGGTGAAGCTCAGCGTGACCGTGACGGTCCACGTGGTGCCAGCGCCCTTGGTGCCGGGGGTGGCCAGGCCGTGATTGACCATGTCGGCGACTGCGGCCGTGGTGTTCGAACCGCCGGTCGCGGTGCCGGAGTCGACGGCGAACTCCTGCCAGGCGGCTCCGGTGCCGAAGGCGGAGGTGAAGCTCGCGACGAAGGCGACGGTGACCGGCGCGGCGGTGTCGGTGATCGTCGGTGCTGCGCCGCACAGGACCCAGTTGCTCGTGCCGGTCAGGCCGGTGACCGACGTCAGCGCCGTGTCGCCAAAGGCCGGCGTGGTCGATCCGGTGCCGATGCCGATCCGGCCGACGGTGGCGGAGAACTGCGTGTTGTGCGTGCCGCCGTTCCAGTTGGCCGCGAGCAGGCAGTGGTCCCACCCCGCCTTGGTGATCAGATTGCAGTCGTCCTTGCTGTAGACGTCGCATGGCGCGACGCCGAGCCGCAGGAATCGCCGCTTCGGCAGTTGCAGCCCTGGCACGTCGCCGAGCTTGACCGCGCCCAGGTGCCCGTACAGCTTCCGGGTCACCCAGTCGCTTTGATCCGCGTCCCACTTCTCGACCAGGATGCTGCCCTGTTCCCGGCCGCCGTCCGTCAGCATAGAGCCGACACCCATTCCATCGCCCGCCTGTCCCTGGTCTCCGGCCACTGCCTGCCTCCCTGCGTTCTTGCGGTCATTGTGCTCTCTGCGGTCACACTGCGACAGCTATGTGATCCGGATGATGGCGTCCACGTTGAAGTTGGTGTTCGATACGGTCGGATTGTTGATCAATGACACGTTTCCGCTGGTATCGATGGTTCCGACGTTCGGGGTGATGGTCGTCGATTGCTGCCCGTTGACATTGAACCGCTGCGAGTTGACGGGGTTGTAGTACCCCGATGGCAGAACGAAGATCGTCGCGGCGGGCGTCGTGGACGTGTTGTGGAAGACCCCCGACAGGTGGACGTTGCCGTCCGGCAGCAGGCGGTACTGAAACGCCTCGACGTTGCCGCTGGATGGCCCGATGGCCCAGCCGGATCCCACACCGCCCGGCGTGTGCCAGACCTCTTCGACTGCGGGCGATGATCCCGGCTGAACGGCCGCCAGTCCGTTGACCATGACACCGACCGGCACCGAGTTGCCGTACACGTCGGTGAAGGCCGTTCCGGAGAATGACGCGATCAGGGCCACCGACGCGGTGTAGGTGACCTTCAGCTGGCCGGCCGCCCCGGCGCCGGACGAGACCGGGCTGGTTCCGGTGTGGCTGGTGACGGACAGGTGGGGTGCGTTCCCTCCGGTACCGCCCTGGAAGTATCCGTAGTAGTTCAGGCTCTGGTTGGGTGCGTGGAAGTACAGGCTCTGCGCCGACCCGCTCTGGAACGCTGATCCGACGCTGTTCGGGACGGAGAAGGTCGCCGTCTTTCCTTCCCCGATCGCGTAGCTTCCGATGTGTGTGGAGGACGGGATGGAGATGGGTGAGGGGAACGAGCTGACCCCGGAGTAGTCGAGGTAGACCGTCATCCCGGAGTTGTACCAGGAGTGCAGGCAGTCCACGGTGATGCTGACGGAGTCGATCGTCCGACCGCTCAGCGCGCTGACGATGGCCGATGAGTTGAAGTGCGCGAAGCTGAAGAACGTGCCCAGGCTCGGGTCGTTCGCGCAGCCCTGCTGCATGTTGCCGTTGGTGTTGCTCAGGGTGCGCGGGAAACCCTCGGTGTTGTCGGCGCCGTAGTAGGAGTAGGTCCCGGTCGGGTAGAAGGTGTCCGTCCGGCTGCTGGATCCTCCGTTGTCTCCCGAGCCGCCGCCGCCTCCACCAGGTGCGGTGCCGCCTGATCCTGCGGCTCCGAAGTTGCCGCCTGTGCCTCCATTGCCTCCGCCGGCCGGCGCGGTACCGCCTCCGCCGCCGCTGCTGTTGTGCGGTGAGTCGCTGCCGTCTCCGCCGACCGCGGCCGGGCCCGCCGAACTGCCTCCGCCTCCGCCGCCGCCGTTGGGTCCGTATCCGTTGCCGCCGTTGCCGCCGTGGTTGCGGATGGTGTTGGTGGATCCTGCTCCGCCGAGGCCGCCGATCCAGAAGCCCGACGGATTGGTACCGCCGCCTTGGCCGCCGTACGCGTAGACGCTGCGTGCGTCGAACCAGGTGTCGTTACCCTTGCCGCCCCTGCCGTTGGTTGTCCCGGCGCCTCCGGCGCCCACGTTGTATGTGTAGTCCTGGCCTTCGACGATCGGGTAGTTGGGTTCGCAGGCGTACTCGCCTCCGCCGCCTCCGCCGCCGCCTGACGCGGAGGTGTTGTTGCCTCCGCCGCCGCCGCCGCCCCAGCATTCGATCTTCGCGGTGCCGGTGGACCCCGCCGGCGCCGTCCATGTGCCTTCGCCGGAGAGCGTGGTCGTGGCTGTGGTCTTCGCGTAGATCAGCAGTCTGCCGCCGACTGTGTCGAAGACGATGTCCGTCTCCAGGATGGTGCCGCCGACCACGCTGGGGTTGTTGATCGTTGAGTTGTCGATGTTGCTGAAGTTGATCTCGCTTTGTTCGATGTCGGCGTTGGAGATGCCGATACCCGTCAGCTGGCCCTGTGTCGCAGTCAGCCCGGCCTCGTAGGGGTTGCCGAAGACGTCCACGCCGTCGGCCGCCGCCCATGATCCGATCAGGTTGCCGAACGTGCCGATGCCGTTGTAGATGAACGCGCCTGAACCCGAGCCGGAAGTGTCGAGGATCAGCGTCGCGGTCTCGACGATCGTGCCGTCGATGATTCCGGCGACGACCGTGCCGGCCGCGATTTGGATCGCGGTGACCGTCCCCGCCTGGATCAGCGCGCCGGGTACCTGCGGCAGCGCGACGACGGCCTGGCCGTACATCGTGTACTGGCTGCCCATTCCCGGCGTGAAGAAGACGGGCCCGGCCGAGTTGACTCCGGACGGCGCGGTGATGACCGAGGTGACCTGCGTCCAGGTGTTCGCGGACACCGGGGTCACCTCGGTGACATCGGCGATCCACACGCCGTTGAGCAGGAACGACAGACCGAGGGACACCGACGTCCCCGGTGTGTAGAACAGGCCGGTGACCAGGTACTGCTGTCCGGGGACGACGGGGAAAGCAGGCGGGCCCGGCTCGTACGCGGTGCCGCCGCCGGTGACGTTGGATATCAGGCGCAGCGCATACGTGTAAGGCGACCCGGCCGGCTGGTTGGTGACGACGCTGACCACGCCAGGGGTGCCGAGGAAACCCGCCCCCGCCAGAGGCATCAGCGATGGTGCGGCGGACGGCTGCAAGGTCGGCGATTGGAACGCCGTGCCGACGACCCGTGACGCGGCGGATCCTCCGACGATGTCCGAGGTCGGCTGCTGCGGATAGGGGTAGGGAGAGGCGGAGTCCTGGCTGGCGACGGTGATCGAGGCGCCGGGTGTGCCGCCTCCGCTCGCCCAACCCGCGCCGTCGCCGCCGGTGAGGTACGGATTGGCGTTGAGGACGCCGATGTATCCGATCTCGCTGGCGGTGATCGGCGAGATCAGCGCTGCCTGGGGTATGCCGGGTACCTCGGTGCTGACCGCGCTCTTGTTGCCGGAGGTGTTCACCGCCACCAGGCCGATATAGAAGGTGGTGGTGGACGCCAATGGCTGAATGGTGATCTGGCCGGCTTTGAGCAGCGTCCCGCGCAGCGTGGTTCCGCTGGGTGTGAATCCGGGGGTCGCAGAGAGGTGCACTTCGATATCGGCGAAGTCGGCCGGCTGCGCCGCTCCGCCGGTGAACGTGCCATCCCAGATGGCCGTCAGACCGCCCGGAGCGGGGACCACACCGGGTGCCGAGGGGACCGGTGGTGCCGGGCCGTTCTGGTCGACCGTGGTGACGGTGCCGTCGGGCTGGACGCCGATCGTCTGGCGCACCGTGCCGCCGCTCAGGACGAGAAGTGTTCCGTCGTCGATGCTGGATCGGCCGAGCTGGCTGCGGGTCTGCCCCTGCTGGATCAGCCGGACCTTCTGTTGGAGCTTGGCCAGCTCCTTGTTGATGGCGGCGACCGCTCTAGCCAGCTGCGGATCGATCATGACGCCACCGTAGTGCCGGACGGCTCGTAGGTGAACGAGTCGCTTCGGGCCATGGTCAGTGTTCCGGTCCTGGTGGCCGGCTGGTACGTGTAGGAGGTGATCCGGTGCCAGATGTCCTGTCCGGCCAGCCAGCCGTTGCGGACCGACACCAGGATGTCGTCGCCCTGGGCGAAGCTGCCCAGCGGTGCGTCCGGATGGTTCACCCACGTGCAGCTGTCGATCTGCCCGGCCAGGGGGGACTTGAGCGCGGTGAGCACGCGCTGGGCGAGTACCGAGAGCTGCCCCGCGTCGGTGACGGTCTGGTTGACGACGGAGCCGCACCGGCGCAGCCGGTTCGCGTCGGGAGCTCCGATCGAGGCGCGCACCGCGGTCGACCCGGTGCCCGCGCCTACCCCGAGCAGCTCGTTGGCGTAGCTGGTCCCGTTGCGGGACGTCGTGGCCAGCTGGCTGATGTTCTGGCCTTCGACGAACCGCAGGTTCTGCTGCCGGGTGCCGATCCGCGGATAGCCGAGAATCAACCGGTGGGAGACGGCATTCTGCGTCGAGTCCGTCCACGCGTGCGATTCGGACATGTCGAACGGTGTGCCCTGTGCGAGATCGGACAGCGTCTGGCCGCAGTCGGAGGCGTTGTACCAGGCCAGAGTGTAAGGAGCCAGGGCCGTGATGACGGGGGCTCCGGCGGGTACGTTGCCGGTGGCGGGCAGCACCTGGAGTGTGTATCCGTTGGCCTGGCGGTTGGCCGTGGTGTTCAGCGTCTGGATCTGGGCCAGGGTCAGGTTGTTCGCCGTCGCGATCTGCGTCAACGTCTGGTTGCCGGGCGCTACGACATATTGGGCTGCACCGACTCGGGATGTGCTGGCCGTGGTGTCGACGGACAGCCCGAGGTTCCCGTTCGGTTGAGATTGCAAGTAAGACCAGAGGTAGCGCACCACGTTGAGGGGGTCGACGGCGTTCTGCGAGTAGACGGCGCCGTTGTAGATGTTGCCGTTCGGGTAGCCGCGGAAGCCGACCGCGTTCAGGACCCAGCCGGGCCCGGTGAAGTCGGAGTCCACGAGCAGGCCGCCCCAGCGGATGACGCCGGACTCGACGGCGTAGAGCGCGGTGGACCATTCGTCGAAGATCGGCCGTCCGTCGCTGCCGATGCGCTCCTTGTCCTGCGGGGTGATCGTCCCCTGGAACTGGTCGGTCGACAGGTCCCAGGTCATCGTGACGCCCGACATCTGGGCGCCGACCCGGTCCAGCCAGGTGCCGTCCAGGATGCGCTGAGCGATGATCTGCCAGTTCTCTGCCATGCCGCCTACTGCGGGGCTTCGAGGAAGTGGCACTGGAGCGTGAGTGTGCTCCAGGTGTTGATGGAGATCGACCCCTGCACGTTGGCGATGTTCGCGATGCGGGCCTGCGGCTGCACGGTGACGGTCTGGCCTTGCAGCGAGGAGACATTGATGTTGTCGCCGAGGATGCCGGTCGCGTTGTAGCCGGTTGTCGTCGCGCCGGTGCCTGGGTCGCCCATGCCACCCGGCTGGCTGAGGATCGACGATCCGATCTTCAGCTGGAGTGCGATGGACACTCCGTAGGTGACGCCGCCGACCGCCGTGGCCGCAACCATGAACACCACTCGCATCGTCACCGCCCATGAGGGGATGGCGACGGCGGGGAACGCGGGGCCCCAGTTGCGGTACACGGTCTTGCTGTCCGTCCCGACGACCATCGAGTCCGTGGACACTGGTGTCAGGACGTAGAGGTCGTTCTGGCGGATCGGGTTGGCCAGCGCTCGCAGATCGGTGATCATCGCGTTGGTGATCGCCGAGGTGCTGGCCGGGATGTCGATGCGGGCCAGGGGGATGCCGGTCGTTCCGGCGGGCACGGTCGTCGTGCTGCCCGACACGCCCGAGATGTTCCGTGAATAGATCAGGTTGTTCACGGCGGGGTTCCAGGTCCACGGGGATCCGCTGAACGTGGGGTCCTCTACGCGGGCGATGATCAGATCGGATCGGGGCGAGCCGCCGGTGGCGGACACCGACACGGTGTCGGTTCCATTGTTGAAGCCGTAGTAGCTGCCTTGCTGGCCGCCGGAGAGCTCCTGCCCGGCGATGACGCAGGACCCGCCGGCGATGTTGACCCCCGCACCGGGTGTGCCGAACGCCGTGACCTTCAGGTCGGTCGGAGCCATGATGCCGGACTTCTTCAGAGTGCCGGAGTACAGCTGCTGGCGCCAAACTGTCGCGTCAAGGGTGTTACCGTCGACAGCCCACAGGCCTTGGACCCACGTCATGCGACCGAGCCTCCGATCATCTTGAAAGCATTGCGCCAGGAGACCGTACAGCGCGAGTTCCCGGTCAGATCCTGCGCCGAGTAGGCGACCGGGACCACCAGTCCGGCGGGGATCATCAGCTGGTCCAGCGAACTGCCGCGCACGACTCCGGACAGGGACGCGGCGACCGGCGTCGAGCCGTAGGGGTCGGCGCCGATCGAGCTGGTGATTCCGACGTAGCGGTTCCAGGGCACGGTGGAGATGACGGCCGTCTGGTTGGGCGCCAGTGTCGTCTGCAATGTCAGGGACGCGGATCTGCCCTGGTACTTGATCGAGGGGTTGACGCACGGCCCGGTGATGGTGATCACAGGCCAGGTGTCGGTGGTGCCGGCGTTCAGGATCGCGCTGGACTGGTACTGGCCCTGGGTGACGATGACGTCGTCCACGTAGAAGCTGACGGCGCCGGAAGCGCCGTAGCTGACGGAGAGGGACAGCCACGCCGCTCCGGCCGGGGCTGTCTGTGATCCGCCGGCCTGCGCTCCGGTGCCTGTGCTGCTTGTCGTCGCCGTCGCCGAGCCGAAGGTGACCGGCGAACCGATGGGCGCGAGGGCGCCATTGAGCCACTGGCCGGTCACCGTGGCGGTCCCGCTGCCCGAGCTGACGCGCACGTACAGACTGGCCTGGTACGACAGTCCGGCGAGCACGGAGAGGTTCACGTACTTGACGACCGCGTTTCCGGCTCCGGTGATTGCGGCTTTCATCGAGTAGGAGCCGGTCAGCGCCCAGTCCGTCGACTGGCCGAGGGAGGAGATCAGGTTCTGCGCCGTCCAGTTCCCGGTCCAGGGCAGCTCGAAGTCGGAGTCCGCCGCGGCCACCATGTTGTCGGCGGTCTGCACTGCGGCCAGCGCCACCGGCGGTGTGAGCGGCGGTGCGACGCCGCCTCCGGTGAACGCGAAGGCCGTGCCGACTGTGAAGGACTGGAGCACGTCGCCGTAGAACGCGTTGTCGGCGCAGTCGAACTCGGCGGTGAAGGGGATGTACCCCTGGGTGATCATTCCGAGGACGGGCGTGCAGTTGCGGCCACGGCCGTAGACACGGCGGGTGACCGTGCTGCCCGGATACTTCATCCGCAGCGTGCTGACCGCTCCGGGCGACCACCGTGCGGTCTTGTTCTCCCAGGCGGCTGCGAAGCTGTCGTAAGCAGCCATCTGCGCCGCTCCGGTGCCGCCCTGCTGGAACGCCTGGCCGGTGAAGGCGATGGCCATGCCGGGCAGCACGTCGAAGCCGAACCGCCGTCCGTCGTTGTTGACCAGTTGGATGTCCTGGTTCACGCCGGCGCCGGGCTGGATCTCGGTCTTGGCGATGGACACCGTCTGGCCGGCGCCGAAGACCAGGCCGTCGATCGAGTATTGGCCGGAGGAGAGGACGGGGTCGCTCATGGGCCTGCCACCGCCGCTTGGAGCTCTAGAAGGCGCAGGGTGCGGGTCAGTTCGCGCAGTGCGTACGCGGTGTCCCCGGTGCCGTAGTAGGCCGTCTGGTAGGTGCCGATCAGCGGCCGGTCCTTGCCGAGCGCGTCGATGAGCCTGGAGAGGTCGCTGCGCCGCCCGGTCAGGGATGCCAGCGGTGTGACGCTGACAGCCTCGGGGCCGCGCTCCCCGACTCCGATCATCGTCGGGTGGCTGAAGACGGCGTTCAGGCCGCTGCCGTACCACCCGTAGGCCAGCTCGTGTGCCCACGCTCCCGAGGGGCTGCCGTAGCGGCCGAGGATGTAGGAGACCATCCACATGATCTGTGTGGCCGGATCCGCGGAGCCGCCCGCAGACGGCGGCCAGCCGGCCTTCGGGTACTTGGTGTAGGGCAGCGCCTGCGCGATGCCGTACGCACCGGAGGACGGATTCATCGCGGTGTTGGACCAGCCGGACTCGCGTGTCGCGACGTTGTTCCAGTCGAGCCAGGGCTGTCCGACCGACCATGCCGGGTACAGCCGCTTGGCCAGGGCCGCGTTCGCACCCGTCGCGCCGCCGGCGTACGCGCCGCCGGTGCTGCCCTGAGTGCTGAACTGGCCGCCAAGCAGACCGCTGAAGAACTTCGACGCCCAGCTGACTGCGCTTCCGATCATCTTCTTCGGAATGCCGGTGAGCATCTGCGCCAGGTCGCCCGACGCGTTCGGGATGCCGATCAGGTCGGTCAGGGCGCTGGTCAGGGCGCTGGTGTCGCCGGTGATCAGGGACCAGACCACCTTGCCCACGTCGGCGGCTCCGCCGGTGAGGGATCCGACCAGGCCGCCGTTGGCGTATCCGGGGATGCCGACCGCGGCGAACAGCGGCGCGAGTATGGCCGAGTGCGCGGCCGAGACGACGGTCTCGCCGCGGCTGGCGCGGATCAGGACGTCGTCGGACTTCGGTCCCGTACCGGTCAGGATCTTGCCGCCCGCGGCGAAGGTGCCGATGTTCGGCAGGTCGAGCTTGCCCAGGCCGATGGCGTCCATCACGTCGTTCCAGAACCGGCGGATGCCGTTGTCGTACACGGTGCCGATCAGGAAGTTGACCGGGACTTTGAAGACGTCCTCGACTTTGTTCCACGCGGTCTTGATCGCATCGACGCCGGTGTCGAACCAGCTCGGCACGGTCTTGGTGATGAAGTCGGCGATCTTGGCTCCGAAGTCCTTCCAGATCCACTGGTAGAAGTCTGATGCAACCTGCTTGATATCGCCCCAGATCTGCGACCAGTGCTTGTACAGCTCGATAGCGCCGAGGGCGATCAGGCCGACCGGCCCGAGCAGCGGCAGCAGGAACTTGCCGAAGCCGTTCCAGATGAAGTCCCAGGCATCTTTCGCCCACTGCTTGATATCGCCCCAGATCCGCTGCCAGTGCTCGGCGAGGTAGCCGATCGCCAGCCCTATCAGGCCGATCGCGGTGGGGATGGGGTCGATGGCCAGCAGCAGCAGCCCGAGGACGGGCAGCAGCAGGTGCGTCGAGTTGAGCCAGTTGACCACGTTGACGATCAGCTTCGCGATCAACAGCAGCAAGGGGGTGAGCACATTGACGATCCCGACGATCGCGTCTCCCAGGCCGCGCGCCATCAGGTCCGCCAGATGCTCGATCGTCGGGGTGAGTGCTATCAGGACCTTGAGTAGCGGCGGCAGCAGAGCCATCACGAGCTGGGTCAGCGACGGCAGCAGGGTCAAGATCGCCTTAGTGAATATCTCTATTCCGGCGTTGATCAGAGCCTGGAAAATCTGAAGCAGCGGCGGTACGAACGGTGCGAGCTGCTTCACCAGCATATTGATAAAGGTGGCGAGGGGTCCGACGACGTTCTCCAGGGCGTCGCCGAGCACCTGGAAGACCCCCGCGTTCTCCAGCACGTTGAAGACGTCGCCGAGCACCTTGGAGAGCAGGGCGAAGGACGGTGCCAGGGCGCCGATCAGCTGGACGAGCGGCTGGAGGATGCCGACTAGGTCGGCCAGCACGGCGCCCGCCAGCTCGGCGAGGATCTTGCCGATGGGGATCAGCACGGGTTCGAGCTGCTTGAGCAGGCCCGCGAACAGCTGGAAGGCGGGAGCCAGGGATGTGGCCATGATCCCTGCGAGCTGGCCGATGAGCGGCAGGAAGCCGAGCACAAGATCGAGAAGTGCCTTCAGCAGCACGGCCGCCGGCTTCATCACGGGGGCGAAGGCGGCGAACATCTTGCCCAGCTCGGTGCCGACGGTGCCGAGTACACCCTCCAGCGTGCTCAAGATCGGCTGGACGGCCTTGAACATGGCCAGCAGTCCGGGCAGCAGGTTCTTGAACAGCTGGCCGATGGAGGAGAGGAACGGCTCCATCAGCGGCGCCACGGCGCGGAAGGCCTGGCCGAGCCCTGGCAACACGTCCTTCGCCAGCTCGGTGATCCCCTTGACGAACGGTTGGATCAAGGTCGCGGCGCCGGCGAACAGCTGGGTCAGCGGCCCGGTCAGACTCTTCATCAGCGCCGGAACCTGGGAGAATACCTGCTCCAGCGGTTTGAGCAGCGGCTGCGCCGACTTCTGCAATCCGGCTTGCAGCGATCCGAGGGCCTTCTGCGCCGGATCGTAGAGCTGTCCTGGGCTGTCCTTCGTGCCGATCAGCTGCTTGGCGCCCAGGGCGACCACGCCCGCGCCGACGCCACCGAAGCCGAGCGCCGCCGTCGGGCCCAGCAGCGCGGGCAAGGCGCCGAGCGCCGAGGCACCGAGGCCGATCTGTGTCGCCCTCTTCGCGGAGAGGCCGAGGATGCCCGGCCCGGCTGCCGATCCCAGCTTGCCGAAGAAGCTCTTGAACCCCTCGGCGGTCGGCTTCAGCGCCGCTATGACGTCGTCCGCCTTTTTGTTGCTGCCCAGCATCTGAGAGAGCAGTCGGTACAGCAGGCTGTTGTTGCTGCTTCCGCCTCCGCCTGCACCGCCAGGACTGGTGAACTGCCCCTTGGCGTTCCTCGGCTGCCCTGAAGACCCGCCGCCGCCCGGAACGGTGCCTCCCGGACCGACACCCCCAGGACCCGGCGCCGGGCCCGGAGCGGACACCGTGGGACGTTGCTGTGCGGATCCGGGTGCCGGACCGCCCGCCCCGCCTCCGGCGCTGGGCGTGTTGAACATCTTGCCGAGCAAGCCGCCCTGTGCGGCCTGCTGCGCGGACGGAGAGCCGGTCACGGGGTGCGGAGAGAACAGTGCGTTCAGAGAGCCCAGGACTGAGCCCTGCGGGCTGGTGCGCAGCCGCATGGCGGCGTCGCGGGAGATCTGCTGGTCCAGGTCCGCGAACATCTTGCGAGCGCGAGTCATCGACGCGGTGTCGAAGACGGCGGAGATCTTCACGACGTGCTTCTGCGACTCGAAGTCGCGCACCCGCTGCTCGGCCCGGTCCATGTCGCGGTCGAACTGATCGAGCCGGACGGTCAGGGTGGCTTCGATGGCTCCAGCATCGAACATCAGCCGCCGCCACCCTTCCGCGCGTTGCGCGCCGCCTCCAGATCCTTACGCATGGCGTTGATGTCCAGCACATCCGCGCCGGTGTCCACGTTCTCCCGGACCGTGGGTCCGACCTGCCCCGACGACTCGCTGAGCGGTGCTGTGTCGACACTGAACGGGACTTCTTCGTCCTCGCTCAGCATCTCCAGGTACATCCGCTGGTAGTCCCAGCGCAGTGCGTTCCACTCGGCCGGCCCGATGTTTAGATACCGGCGGACGACATAGAGGATTACCCGGCGGCTGCGGATCGCAGAGGAGTCACTACCGCTACTCCACCGCCGGTCTCGGCTTCCGGGGAAACCACCTCCTGCTGGAGCCACGCGAAGAACCGGACCCGGATCCGCATCGGCAGGTCGGAGATTTCTTCGGTCGAGGGTCGTCCCGAGCACAGCTTGGAGCAGGCTGCGGCCATGCCCCGGTACACGTTCAGAAGCTGCTCGGGGTCGTATCCGTCGAGCTGCTGGAAGAACTCCTGCGGGTTGGCCAGGTCCAGTCCGGCCACGTCCCCGACGATCGCCCCGGCCTCCTTCATCAAGTCGCGCAGATCGGCGATGAAGGAGGTGATCATCTCATCGGAGGGTTCTGCGATCGTCCCCTTGGCGCTCTTGTGCGGATAGCCCTTCACCGTGGTGAAGTCGTAGTCGAGGGGATCGACTACGGATCCGGCGTCGAATTTGGGCATCGTGCGGCTCCTACGGCTGGACGGGGATCAACTGGTAGGCACGGACCGACAGGTTCGTGATCGTGGTGAATTCGACCACCACGCAGCCTTGTGCCGCCGCGGGAATCGATCCGCCGATCGTGCCCGTGTACGTCGCGCTCGGATTCTGGATGTTGTAGGTGGCCGGGCTCCACGGGCCGAGATACCCGTACGACGTGGCGCCGAGCGTCACCGTCTCGGTGCTGGCAGGCGGATAGAGTCCGGTGTTCCCGATGGCGTCTCCGACCAGCACGTTGGTGACCCCGGCACCTGCGGCGCCGCAGTAGTACCACAGGATCACCTGGCCGTTGTTCGGAACGTAGATGCTGTTGTTCGTGCTCCAGGCCGTGAAGGTGCCGCCCGGCGAGCCGGTGTCGTACCCGGCGGACGGTGCGGTGGGCAGGATGCCGTTCAACGTCCCGCTCAAGGCGCCTAGCCCGCTGTTGAACGGGACTGCCTGAATTGCCACTCGTCCGGCCATTACGCGATCACCCTCCACCAGCGGACTTCGGTTTGTGTGCCGGGCGATGTGAGCCAATAGAAGTACTTGGCTTGTCCGCCGGACTCGCTCCACCCGTCCGGAACGAGATATGTCCCGGCGGACGGCAACAGACTGTCGGTCTCTCCAGGCCAGAGAGTACTTCCTGATCCATCTTCCGGGGGAGTGTCCGACCAGTCGGTATTCGCGTATGGACCGGATGCGGTAACGCAGTAGGCGCCGAGGTCCATGACAGTGACGCCGTCCGTCTCGCCACCGGTGATCCATTCTCGCGCGGACACGACCCCGTTCGAGTCGGCGTTCTCGGCGTCGCTTCGCCACTGGACAGTCGTCACGTCACACTCCCGCGATCATGATGTAGTCCGCTGTGAATTCGAACCGGCGGTCTTCCGGGTCCAGTGGCAGCGGTTGGGGTCTTGCCGACATTCGGTGCACGTGCTGGATCTGCACACCGTCGATGTTGACCGGGAAGGGTGCGCCGAGGATCAGTGCGTCGAGCTGCTGAGCGGCTTCCTCGGCGGCCAGGGGGTTGTTGGAGGGGCCGCGGACTCGCGCCTGGAAGCTCCAGCCGTCGGTGGCCGGCTCCTCGGTGGTGTATCCCGGACCTCCGGTCCCGGTGATGTGTACGATCTTGTCCGGTTCGGACACGATCTCCGGCCCGGCGCGCAGCGGGTATCCCGCCTCTTGCCGGGTGTCCCAACCCAGGGAGGTGATCCAGTCCATGATGACCTGAGTCTGCGCGGTCACAGCCGCCCTCGCAGTGCGTGCGGCTCGTTCTTGCCGGGGATGCGGACGACCTTGCCGCGGCGCATGAAGTAGACCGTCAGACCCGCCGCCAGCCGGGCGCGCAGGATGGCGCGGCTCTTGATCCGCAGTTCTTCCTTGGTCAGCCGGTGCACCTTCGGCGACCGGTCGTAGATCTCGTGTTCTCCCAGGTGCACCTGCGGATGGCCGGACTTGAGCAGGTCGCCCCACTCGCGTGGCGCTGTGATCTCTACCTGGCCTGACAGGTGCTCGACCGAACGGCGCATCGCGGCGTGGCCGCCGTCGCGCAGCACGCTGCGCGCGTAGTCGTCCAGGTAATCGCGATAGTTGGCCATCAGCGGCCTTTGAAGGAACTTCGCCATGCCGCCGCGCGGGTGGTGCAGCTCCAGATGCTCGTGCTGGAAATGGGCGTACACCTGGTCCACGACAACGGTTCCGCGCAAGTGTCCCTCGCGGCTGCCGGTCATCTCCCGCAGCTGTGCGATCCGCTCGGCGAATGCGGCGGCCATCACTGGTACCAGGCGCTTCCGCCGCCGAACTGCTCGGCGATGTCGGCCAGGCCCGGCCGCCACATGTCCGAGGGGACGTCCGCCTGCAACGCGCCGGTCATCGGGTTGGTCGCGGTGTTCGAGTCGTCCGGCGTGAAGACCGGCGGCAGCGGGTTGACGACGTGGCCGGTTTCCTGGCCGACGCCTCCGGGCGCGACGACGTCCAGGCGCAGCTTGCCGTCGCGCACGGCGTTGAGCAGGGCCTGTGCGTCGTTGTAGCGCAGCCGGACCGGATCGTCCGCCGCCATGGCCTTGCTCTTGCGGTAGGTGACGGTCGCCCAGAACGCCGCCAGGTCGAGCGTGAGGTCGTGGAAGATGTCCGGCGGAGTGGCCTGCGGGGTGGAGCTGTCGTAGACGCTGCCCGCGTAGACGCTGACCCGGTTGGACGCGGCCTGGAGTGCGAGGGTGAGCTGCTCATCACTCAGTTGCGCCGCGGTCCCGGTGCCGGCGTCGGTTCCGTCCATGATCAGACGCAGGTCGGAGACCGTGGCGTACAGGGTGGTCACGTCACACCGATATCGAAGACGAAGTGCCCGATGTGGAAGGAGAGGTGACCGCCGCCAGCCTGGTGGATGATCCACGCGATGAGGATGAGCACCAGGAGCACGACCAGCACCCAGAACAGCACCCAGACGATGCCGGGGACCGTGAAGCTGCCGATCGTGCGCGGTGCCATCAGTTGCTCACCCCTACGGCGAGACCGGTTGCGGAGCTCGTTCCGTTCCAGAAGCCGGAGCCGCCGCCCATCGACCGCGACGCGTTGCCGACCGGCAGCTGCTGGAGCAGGTTGTTCGGCGACGCCTGCGCGGTGATCCCGTTCGGCGACGCGTACACCGACGGATACGCGTAGGGCTCATAGGCGGCCAGCCAGGTCCAGGCCAGCGTGCCGCCGCCGTAGGTCATCGAGATCGAGCCGCCGGGCGGGACCAGGAACGTGCCGTTCGCAGTGCCGAAGTCCACCGAGTTGCCCGCCTGGTCGTAGACGAAGACGTGGGTGATGCTCGTGGCGCCGGACGTGGTGATCCACACGTACTGGCCGGTGGTGTTGGGGACCTTGACGGTCGAGGCCGGTGCGGTCGGGGATGGGACCGACATGTCAGCTCCCTATGTCCTGGATGTCGCCGAGGTACGCGCCGCCCGTCGCGATGGACGTCGATGTCGGTCCGGTGGCCGGGCCGACGGCGGCCAGGTTGCCCGCGCCGATCGCGGTCTCCAGCGCAGACCCCGCAGGAACGTCGATGAGCGTTCCCATCGCGATCGTCTGGCTGACGCCGTCGTAGATGAACGTCGTGTCGGCTTTGACGATGCGCAGGTTGGCGGCCATGCTGCTGTCTCCTTACGACGTCGCGATGGCGGTCAGATCGGTGTAGGTGATCTGGTTGAACGGGCAGATCGCCGACAGGGTCAGCGGGTACAGGCGCTGCTGCGCGGCGCGGCGGTACGCGGTCTGCACCTGGCCGGCCGACACCACGGTGGGGATGTAGACGACGCGGGCAAAGCCGTAGAGGTTCCTGCCGACCACCGCTACCGACACGCTGGTGAAGTTGGTGGACAGCGTCAGCACGCTCTTGCCAGGCTGGCCGGCTCCGGGCGGGGTGACCGCGATCGTGCCGCAGTTGCCGTATGCCAGGTTGACGTTGGACAGGGTCTCCTCCGAGAGCGACGTCGTCACCTGCAACTCGGCGGTGTTGACGGCGACGCCGACCGGGGTGGGCTGCTCCTCGATCGAGATGTTCTGCGTGGTCGGGTTGAAGGTGACCGTGACGCCGGCCTCGGTCGCGCCGACGTACGCCCAGCCCAGTCCGGTCCACGCGGTGCCCACGCCCAGGTTCTGATCGGACGGGACGGCGGTTCCGGTGGCCGCGACGAACAGGATGCCGGTTCCGTACACCACGTTCGTCGTCGTGTAGTTCGGCGGGGTGAAGACGAGGGGCGGTCCGGCCATGTCAGCTCTCCTGGTCCTGGGTGAGAGTCACACCGGAGTCGGCGGCGGCTTCGAAGAACGCCGCAACCTGACTCGCAGGGACCTCGGTGTATTCGGTGCTGAGGACCCGCCCGGCGTAGTGCATCTCCGAATGCGGCGGCTCGACCTTCAGGCGTACGGAGGTGGCGCTCTCCTGGGCGCCGACCACCGTCGGACGGCGGCGTGACTCTTCGAGCTGCCGTTCCAGATCGGCGATCCGTGCATCGCGCGGATCCGGTGTCTCGTCCGTCGTGGCCGCGTCGGCGTCCGCCGCGACCGGTTGCTGGCTTTTCGCCGTCGGCATCTGCGCTCCTCAGTTGCTCAAGCCGGAGTGGCCGACGTCGTCGGCCGTGGTGATCTGGGTGAGGTTGCCCGCGCCGATCGCTGTGTAGAGCGCGCCGGCCGGATCGAGCAGCAGCTCCATCCCGGCCAGCCAGGTGGCTCCTCCGCCGCTGCCCCACTTGCCCGATCCCTGGGCGTAGCTGCCGGTGCCGAAGTTGCCGGGTGCGCCGATGCCGGTCGTGGTACCCGCCGTGGCGCCCGTGATGACGTCGGCGGTGAAGGATCCGGCGGGCAGTGTGACCTTCGAGTTGAGCCGGTATCGGTTGATCGCCACTAGAACCCCCACCCTGCGGCGGCCGGAACCGCTTCACCGACTCCGGGGTTCGAGTATGCGGGGGTGAGCACCAGATCGCCGAACGACTTTCCGCTGCCGTGCGCGTTCGCGAATCCCGCGCCCTGGAGCGCGATCGAGGTTCCCGTAGAGCCGGGCCCGACGACGACGATCTCCGACGCGGCGCCGTCGCTGAAGTACAGCTGCTCGCCGGAGGCGAACGAGGCGCCGCCCGCGGCGATCGGTATCGCGGTGGCGCCGGCCGACACGCCGCTGCTGTTGGTCGGCAGCAGCCATGTCCAAGTACCCGCTACCGAGTACGTCACGGAGATCGTGCCGCCCGCCGGGACGGCGTAGGCCGCGTTCGTGGTGCCGGCCTGCACGCCATTCACGTAGACGAAGGTCAGCGTGAATCCGGACAGGGTGACGATGATGATCGAGCCCTTGTTGTTCGTCACCAGGTTGGTGGTCGCGTTGCCGCTGGAGGGCACGCCGGGAGCAGCGCCCACGGTCACGTTGCCGGGTGTGAACTGCCACTCGCATCCGGCGCAGCGGTACAGCGTGCCGTTGACGTTCTGCATGCTGCGTTTCACCTGGCTGCCGCACCGCGGACAGTTCACCACGACATCGGCCGGCACACTGGGGATCCCCGACGACGCCATGGCTTAGCCCGCCTTCGCTGCCCGCGTCCTGCGCGGTGGGATGTCCACCGCGTCGACCTCGGCGTCTCCCGAAGGCGTCCTCTCGGAGTCCGGGCTCGGCTCGGTCAGCTCCGGGATGCGCTCCAGAACCTGCACGCCGCTGGAGCCCTTCGGATCGGGCCGGGCTCCGGCCGCCGGACCGAACTGCCGGTTGGAGACGTGCCGCGGCAGGATCAGCGGCATCTCCTGCCCCTGTTCCTCGATCCTGCGGATGCGCGGCGGTCCGAACTTCGGGTGCAGCAGGTTCGCCACCCGAGGCTCCTCCGCCTCGAACGTCTCGCCGACGAGGATCAGATCAGTCTGCTTCTCGGCGTCGCCCTTACGGGGCAGCGAGATGTTCACCAGGGCTTGCCAGCGCGGCACGTCACACCCCCGACAGCAGGCAGACGGCCAGCGGCTGGTCCAGGCCGATGGCGCTGGATCTCTGGGTGTCCGACCGCCAGGTCTTGCGCGGCTCGTCCCGGTAGAGCGGTCCGGCCACGAACGGGACTTCGTCGGCGTAGAAGCCGGCGCGGTGCCGCTGCATGACGATCGCGTTGCCCGCCGGAACCTGCCGGGAGACCAGCACGTCCAGGTTGAAGATCTTCTGTGGCAGTACGCCGGTGTACAGCAGGTTCTCCGAGGCGATGTCGCCGATGTACGGGGCGGCGAACGTGCTGCTCTGGAGCAGCGTGTTCTTCGTGCCGTGGTTGATAATCAGCGTGTCGGCCTCGAAGCCCAGCCACTGCGTGATGCCGGAGGGGCTCACGATGTTGGCGTTCTCGACCAGGTAGCAGGCCTGGGCGATGTCGGCGCGGATCGTCGCCGCGGCGGAGGACCACGCGTTCGACACGGCGAGGGTCTGGATCGAGGCGTTCGCCACGACCGCCGAGTAGAACGCGGTGTTCCACGAGTAGACCATCGTGTTCTTGACCTGCAACAGCTGGCGGGTCACCGGGTCGATGGTCTGGCGGCGGCGCATCTCGTCCGACACCATGATCGCCATGGCGCGCTCGTGGGTGAACACGACGCGCGGGACGCCGATGGATGTCGGCACGACCGGGACCTCGCCGAATTCGGGCCGCACCTCGGGGTAGTCGTCCGCGTACAGCGGCGTCGACTCCGAGTAGCGAACGGCTCCGGACGGCGCGGCGCCGCCGTTGCGCAGCACAGAGTCCACGATGAACTCGTTCTGCGTGATGTCCAGGATCAGCGCGGGGATGACCAGCGGATCCTTCAGCAGCTCATTGACGGTTATCCGCGGAGCGTCTGAATATCCGCGTGCACCAGCAGCCATGTCGTCACTCCCCTCTCAGAAGATCCGGGCCCGGCCCAGGAAGTAGGTCGAGCCGCCGATGAGCGTGTTGGCGGCCAGCATTCCGGCGGTGACCCCGCCAGGATGCGTGCAGCGGCCGATGGCCAGCTTCACGTCGGTGACGGCGCTGCCGCTGATCACGGTGCCCGCCGTGGTGGCGCTGCCCGTGATGATGTCGCCCTCGTCCACTGCGCCCTGGTACCAGACCCAGATGTCCACGCCGCCCCAGTAGACGGCGGTGTAGTCGTCCAGGACCGAGATGTCGATCGCGGGCTGGCCGTAGGTGTTGGCTCCGCCGGTCTGCACGGTGATCGGAGCGGCGTCCTTGCCCGCCACGCCGAGGCAGTGGCGGATCTCCGCGGCCGAAGTCCCGCAGGGCTTCACAGTGAGGTCGGTGGCGGAGCCGGGAGTCGTGGGATTCACGATCATCCCGCCGATGACAAGCGCAGAAACCTGCTTGTTCATCGGCCCTTGCTTGTAGTGCGGAAGAACCGCGGACATCGGCTCCGCCTCCTAGTTTCCGTTGCTCACGGCGAACGCCTCGCCGGACGTCTCGTGCGTGGTCGTGGTGGACGCCGCACGCAGGTTGCCCGCGCCGATCGCTGTGACCTCGGCTGCGGTCAGCTCCACGGACTCGCCTCTGTGTAGGGTGCGCGGCGGCGAGTTGTACCCGCTGCCGGCGACCGTCACGGGAGCGGTCACGACGTAGCGGGTCATGAGCGCAGCCCGAACATCTGCGCACGGGCGCGCGAGACGACGTCGTCGCGGGCCTGCTCCGCGGCTCCGTGCTGCTCGGGCTCGTCGACCGGTGAGCCCAGCTCGACGGACAGGTCCATCATGCGGGCGGCCTTGGAGTACTCGGTCAGGACCCTGCGCATGATCTGGCCGGCGTCGACCGAGGTGCCGTTGGACAGGTCGACGGTGTGGCCGGTGCCCTCCAGCAGAGGCTTGGCCAGGTCCACCAGGAACGGCGGGACACCGTGGTCGCGCACGAGCCTGGCCTTCTCGGCGGCGAAGCGCTGTGCGTCCAGCTCCGCCGTGATGATGGACAGCTGGCGTTCGTTCTCCTCTGCGCGGACGTTGGCCATCTCCAGCGCCATGGCGGCCTGGTTGGACAGTCCGGGCGCGGCGGCTGTGACCTCCGCTTCGAACTCGGACTCCAGGGCGGCCAGCTCCTCTTCCGACATGCCCTCGATCAGGGCAGCCAGCTCCTCATCGCTCAGTTCGCCGCCTTCGCCCTCACCCTCGGCGGTGAGCCGGTCGAGATCCGCATCGGCCAGCGCCGTGAGCTTGTCGAGCTTGTCTTCGGGGATTTGCAGCAGCTTGGCGAGCCGCCCGCGCTCCTCGGTGGTGAACTCCTCGGCCACGTTCCTCTCCTCGCCTGTGAATACCGCTGTCGATAGGTCCAAAGTCGTGTCGACGTCGTTGGACGCCTCGACGGCTTGCCATCCGCCGAGTTGGGGGATGCGGGGGTCGAGCGTGCCGAGGACGTGCTGGACGGCGGCGGAGAAGAACTTGCCGTCGGCGCGTGCGTAGTCCTCCACGATCCGCGCGGAGACTCCGAGCTTGGGGTTTTCCCGCAAGACCCTGTCACCGCGCTCGGTGGCCGAGAGCTTGATGTACAGCCCGTCCTCGTCCACTTCGAAGTCGGTGATCTCGCCGGCGAACCGCTCGGGGTCGTTGGTGTGCTTGTTCTCGGCGTCCGCCAGTTGAAAGGGCACCTGGTCGTATGCGCGTGCGCGGAACGAGCGCGCCAGCTCGGCCAGGTAGTCCTTGGTGAAGTGCAGCGTCCGGCCCTTGTAGTCGATGTCGCCGACGGGCAGGACGCGCTTGCGCCACAGCCGGTTGCCCAGTTCGATCGCCTTCGAGCCGCTGAACGGCGTCAGGACGGCGGCCGTCATGCCTCGGACTTCCCGCTCATGTTCTGCGCCCGCTTGGCGAACGCGAGCGCCCGCTCCGCCGAAAAGCCGCGGGAGCGCAGCTTGGCGTAGATCGCCTTGCCTCTGGGCGACAGGCCGTCGGTGTCCTCTCCGCCGGAGGTGTCTGCGCCGGAGGTGGTGCGCGGTCCGTCGCCGGCGGACATGGTGGGGGTGGCCAGGGCGCGGATCGCCGGGACGCCGAACTTCTCCATCAGTGGTGTCTGCTGGGCGGGCTGGGCGTAGGGCACTGCGGAGCGTTCGGGCGTTGCGGAGCCCTTGTTCCAGGTACCCAGCAGGTCCATCAGTGCGGCGCGCTGGTGCGCCCGCTCGGGCAGCGGCTGGCCGCCGTCGGGCGCGGCCGACCATCCCCCGGTCTCCGTCTTTTTGATCGATCCGATCGCCATGCCGCCGCGGCGGTGGCGTACCTGCGCGCTGCCGTCGGGGTTGCGGCCGACGACGATGTCCCACGGAGACGTGACCGGCAGCTGATGAGAGAGGGAGACGGCTCGTGCACCGGTGTTGGACATCGAGTTGTAGTCGCCGGGACGCGAACTGACCGTCAGGCGTTGGGCCTGGAACCCGGTGGCCTTCTGATCGGCCAGGGCCGGGGTGCGCAGTTTGGCCGAACCCTTCTCGAAGCTGGGAACGCCGCTGGAGGACGAACGCCCCTCGTGCATGTGCCCGCGCGGCGTGTAGCCGGGTCCGGTGCCCGCGTGCGTGTGGCTGAGCGACGCGTGCTGGTGGCTGTGTGTCACGGTGTGGCTGTGCGCGTAGCCGCCGGAACGGTAGCCGCCCTCTTCCGAGCCGGTGAAGCCGAGGACGTTGCTGTGCGAGTGGCTACCCATCGCGGACAGCTTCTTCATACCCTTCCGGCCGTACTTCTTCCGGCCGATGAAGGCGGCCAGGGCGTCGGGATTGTGCGCTCCCCGCTTCGCCAGGGCTCCTGACAACTTCTTGAAGTTGGCCCCCGATCCGGGCGGGGCTTCGGCGTACGTCGCCATGTTGACACAACCTCCGGTGCGCAGGCGCGCAGAGATCAATCTGCGGGCATGATAGCGCCTGTCAGGCGCGTCAGCACTGTTCGCGCACGATGGACACCGGTTAATCCGCGTTCAGGAATCCGGCACTGATCCCTGCGGGCCTGGTTTGCGCTGAAATCGTGTTTGAAGTCCTCATGATTTTTTGAGAGCCGAATTCCCGCGCCTGCCCGGAGATGGTCGACAGATCTTCCTTCCGCTCCGGTTCGCCGAGCCATCCCGCTTCGTCGGGGTAGTTGTCACGGATGTGCTCGGCGAGCTTGTCCGTGTGCTCCTGCGCGCCTCGCAGATGCTTATCGGCGTGTTCCGCGTCGAAGTCCCGCTCGGCGTCGCTCTCACCGGTGAGCATCGACTTCGCGTGGCGGTCCGCGTGCGCCCCGTCATACATGATCGTTTGGAGTAGATGGGCGAACGACGCGGCCTTGGCCGCCGGGCTGACCGACACGGCGAGGTGCATCGCCGTGTTCACCGACGTCCATTCGGACGCCTCGTCTGGATAGTGCGCCAGCACGTGGTCCTTCAGCCGGGCCGCCTGGTTCATCGCCTGCTCGACATGATGGCTGAGGTGCGCGGAGTGGTATTGCCGGATCTCTCCGTCGGAAGCCTGCACGCCTCGCATGTGTCCGGAGGCATGCGCTAGCTGTGTGCGGACGTCGTTGAGCCGGTGGGCGGTGAACATCGCCGCCGCGCCGCGGTCGTCCGGTACCGGCGGCAGCTGCGTCGGCTCGGAGTCGGTCACAGCTTCGCCGCCTGTGCGGTCAGCGCATCCGCTTGGGAGAGCAAGTCGGAAATCTGCGTGCGCAACGTCGTGATGAGCTGCTTCTTCGTCGGCTTCCTCGCTGTGGCTGTCGCCGTCGTCGCGGTCTGCTTGGCTGTCGACGGAGCCGCCACGGTCGTCTTCGCTGGGGTCGGCGATGCGCTCTTGCCCGTGGCACCTGCCTTCGTGGCTGCCGCGGTCTTCGCAGTGGCGGCCTTCGAACTGGCGAGCAGCGCCGCGAGCTGTGCCGAGAGCGCTCTCGCTTTCACCCGGTCGGCGGCGGCCTGCTTGAGCATCAGCGCCTTGCGCTGCGCGTCGGCGGACGAGCGTCCCTTGCCCTTGCCCTTGCTCGCGGACTTGTCCTGCTTCGAGCCGGACATCGAGCCGAACTGGCCGCCCTGCGGACTGCCGGCCGGAACGCGAGGCTGCACAGGCGCCGCGCCGCCGGACTGATTGCTGGGTGCGTTGCCGCCGTCGGGTGCGGCGATGGCCATGTCCAGCGCCCGCCAGGCTGCTTCCTCGTTGGCGTGTGCCCGCGATCTGGCTGCGCGCTCCTCGCCGAGAGCTCCGCCGGCCGCAGCACGCACCTCGGGATGCACGTGTCCGCGACCGCTCGACCAACGGCGCAACGCCCCCCACGCGATTGCCGAGGCGCGGCCCTTGTCCATGCCGCGCTTCTCCATCAGGGCTTTGACGATCTGTTCGAAGTAGTCCGAGTGCTTGTTGCCCTTCACCCCGTACAGGCCCGGACCACCGGGTTTGCCGTAGGGCGCGGGCGTGGCCGCGAGCCGCGGCGTCTGCGCGGACAGTTCGATCAGTCGGTCGATGTCCGACCAGGACAGCACCGCCTGCGGGATTGGCCGTCCGGGTAGCCGGTTCTCGCGGCGGCTCGGCGCCTTCGGCCCGCCGGCCACCGCGCGGTCGGTGCCGGTGTTCTGCACCGGTGCGGACACCATCGCAGTGCGGACGCTCTTGGGTGCTCCCGGCCCGCCGGTCTGTGCCGAGCCGCGCACGTGCAGCGGATCCATCGAGGCGCCCATCGGCAGGTGGCCGGGCTGGGTGTAGGTGGCCGGTGCGGCACGCAACGCCTGGTTGTGCGCCTCGCCGTCCTCCAGATCGCGGATCAGCAGATAGTGCCGATTGATCAGATCCATACTGATCTTGGCTTTGGAGTGGCCGTCGTCGTCGAGCACCCCGTGCCGCGTCAAGGACGTCGGGATCATCGTGTGCATCGCGGATTGCAGATGGCGCTTGGCGCCTTCGTGGTTGCCCGCTTCCAGTGCGCGCGCCGCGTCGCGCAGGTGTTGCGGCGTGGCCATGCCGGGCAGCTCCGATTCGATCTTTCCTGCCAGAGTCCGCAGGCCGCCGGCAGTACGCCGCTTGTCGACGGACAGCGGGACGGGTGTCTTCCGGTTAAGCATCGACAAGTTCTCCGTTCCGGATGAAGCCGTGCCAGCCGGTCGGTTGGCTGTGCCAGATCGACGGCGTCACGTCGATCATGGGCGGAGTGCCGTTGACGGTCCAGAAGTCGCCGTCTCTCGCGGGCTGACTGGTGATCCACTGTCCGCCGTCGGGAAGAACCACGCACCACGATTCGACACGCTGCGGGTGACGGGCACTCATATGCTCGTCTGCCCACTCGACGCGCCACATCGTGCCGGGTGGGACTTCCTTCAGGCTGCCCCAATGTGCGAACTCGTATCCGTCCGGCCGACGGTAGATCCGGGAGTCGTTGCGTTGCCACTGGTCGTCGAGGAACCGGTATTCGCAGTTCGAACACTGCTTCGGCCAGCGCTGGTCGTCGTGCGGCCAGTTGTCCCCGTGCACCAGCTCCGACTCTTCCCAGGTGACCTGGTCGATGATCACCATGGCGTCATGTCCGCGCCATGGCGGTTGCTCCTGTTCCCGGCCGGCGCAGATCCTGCCGTCCGATCTGCCCCAGGTGAACCGGCGTAGATCCCGGCGGTACAGGCCGGTCGGCTCCGCGATGACGAGCGGGATCCCCATCTCACACACTCCGAAGTGCGCGGATCAGGCGCTGTGTCCGGGCGCCGCGGAACGGTCCGGTGCCTGTTGACGGCAGCGTCGCGGCGTCGGCGAACGGCGCTCCGGGTGTGCATCGGCAGGTTCCGCCGTGCACGGTGCCTGGATAGCCGATCAGCGGCATGGCGTCAGCCCGGAAGTTCTTCCCGTCGGCGTCCCTGCACTCCGGTGTGGTGCGGTCGTCCAGGTGTGTGTACCAGCCGAGCAGCAGGCCGTGTTCGAGCGCGGCCATGTCGACGGCCATGGCCGCTTTCGCACGGGCCCAGATCGCATCCCGGTGCTGCCCGAAGTAGCGCGTTTCACGTGAAACACCATCAAGCAGAGCTTTTCCGACGCTCTCGCCGTTCGAGCGGGCCCGGCGCAGGTCGTCGTTGAGCCGGCGGCCGACCGCCAGCACCATCTGCCCGCGCCGTACTTGGTTCAGGAGGGCGACTTGCGCGGTGGCCGGGCCGGCGATCCCGGTGACTTCGGGCGGCATGGACATTACGACCTGCACGGCTGATTGCAGCGCTATGCGCTCGATGCCCGCCTGGAGGTAGAGCCGCGCCAGGAGCGCGGTGACGGC